AGGACTCGCTCCCATTGCCATGATAAAAAACGCTCGTGTTCTCCACACGAGCGTTTTTCGTTTCCAGAGGGCAGGGCACCGTTACAGGTCCTTTTTCATATAGTACCGGTCAAAGCCCTCCTCCTGGACCCGGTCATAGATGGTGTACCCCTGGCGGAGGTAGATCTGTTGGGACCGGGTGTACTTCACATGGGTGTACAGCCGGCACTGGTGCTTGCCCTGGGCCCGGATGTAGTCCTCGCAAAAGATCAGCAGGGCCCGGCCCACGCCGGTCCCCTTGGGCTCGGCGGCCAGGACGTCCATCCACTGGAAGTCCCCCTCCCCATCCTTGATGAGGAGATAGCCCAGCACCCGGTCCCCCTCCGCCGCCACGAAGAGGGCGTGCTGGTCCAGGGCCTGGCAGTAGTCCTCCTTCATGGGCCCCGGGGTCTGGCCGATGAGGGGGATGTAATCCTTGAAAGCCGCCACGCAGCAGGCGTACACCCCCGGCATGTCCTGTAAGGTGGCCCGACGAATCTCCACCGCAATCCCTCCTTATAGAAAAAAGATTGGTATGGTGTTAGCAAATGAATAGTATTTTTAGCATATCTTTTATATCCCTTCATAAGCCTTCACACCTTGATATTTCGGGCTTTCCGGCGCTTTTTTCAATTTTTCTGTTTTGCCCAAAACCTACGCAATTTTTCGTAAATCTACGTAGATTTACAGGTAAATGGTGTAGTAAGTGGTGTAGTAACTCAGTGCGTTTTCAACTTGATTTTCTCTGCTTTTCCGTCGTTCCCACTTCTTTGAAGTCAATGATTTTTGCCATCTGCTCCGCCGCTCGGTCATAGCTGGTGTGGGTGTAGACATTCAGCGTTACTCCCACATTAGAGTGTCCCATCAAATACTGTAAGGTCTTTATATCCATACCGGCGTTTGCCATATTCGTACAGAAAGTATGCCGGAACACATGGGGTGTGATGTGCGGCAGCGGCTTATCCGGGTACAGCTTCTTATACTTTTTCATTGCCCGGCACATTTCATTTTCGATATGTAGCGCTACCTTGGGATTGTTGTTTTTGTCTAAAAGTAGAAATCCACTGTACCCATCTACAATGATTTCCGTCTTTACTTTTTTTCGGCGTTCAAGGATATTGTTCAGACTTTGATAAACTTCCTCTGTCATGGGAATGAAGCGACAGCCGCACTCAGTCTTGGTTTTCTCGACATAATACTTCCCGCCCCGTTCCCGGGCAAGCTGGTGGTCTACCCGGACTCGCCGGTTTTCAAAGTCCAAATCACTTTTTGTAAGGCCGCAAAACTCACTGACACGCATACCCGTTCCCAGCAGCACGACAAATTCATCATAATACTTGGTGTAGGTTTTGTCCTCCCGGATAAAGCCCATCCAAATCTCCTGCTGTTCCTCCGTCATGGCAATCCGCTTCTGTGAGTCATTGGAAACCACGTCCAATAATTTGAAGTCAAAGGGATTTCGGCGGATAATATCCTCGTTGTATGCCATCTGAAAAGCGGGTTTCACAACGCCCCTGACGCTGGTAATGGTGCTGTACCCTTTCCCGTCACTGTGGAGCTTCATAATCCACTTTTGCGCGTCTGATACCTTAATATCCCTTATCTTCCGGTAGCCAAAATCTTCTTTCTTAATCAGGTTCAGAACAAAATTGTAACCGACTTTGGTATTGTAGCGCACACCCTGTTTCAAGCTGATATAGCGTTCCACAAGGGCAATCACGGTTGCCTTTCCAACAGCATAGTCAATCCCTTCGTCAAGCTGCTTCTGGACTTCTTTTTCCTTTTCCCGCAGTTCCTTCAAATCAGAAGAATAGATGCTCTGCCGTTTACCTCGAATGTCTGTATAGCGGTACTGATAAATAAGATCTTTTCTCTGGCTCTCTCCTGTCCGCAGGATTCTACCTTTATGGTCTTTGCGTTTCTCGGACATCGTCAAACTCCTTTCCGTGATGGAAAGAGCCTTGATATGACACAATTATTGTATCACATCAAGCTCTCTTTTACATCACAAATTTTAGATAGAATACGCCTGCTCGATGTACTGATCGAACAGGCGTCGTTTAATCAAACGTCTATTACCCACCCATAAAACGAACCGGCAATTCTGATCGTTTGTCATGTCACGCAATTTATTGATACCAATCCCAGAATAAGCCGCAGCTTCTTCCAGACTCAGATTACTCTTTTCCCAAATTGGGACTTCTTTCATGGAAAACTCTCCTTTCATTCTATCGTAAATCTCTTCATACATCCATTTTTTGAGAATCAGATGGAAACAGAAATTTCTCCAACCGATCAATATCAATCAAATACTTGGTGCCGGCCTTAACGCTAGGGATCTCACCGCTTACCACCTTTCTCCGCAACGCAGTCATGGTTAAGCAACATCCAGGATCCTCTTCTACCATGGCTTCATAAGCCTGTTTAATCGTTCTCATTCTCATACGTATCCTTCCTTTCAAAATTGATTTTTCAGATCGAGGAATAAAGCGGATAAAAGTATTACCGTCGCATTCTATTTGTCATCACACTTTCCCATATCTTCGGAAAGCTTTTGATATTCCTTCCTCTATATAGAAAAACTGACACCATTCCTGTTAATCCGATAACAACGAGATCAACAGATGCCGTCTCAATCAAAGGTCTAAAAAAAAGGAGGGCCGAAGCCCTCCCATCAATGCTCCACAATCCGAAGCAAATTCATTGCCGGCTGCACTACCGAATGGATGTATCCGTTTCCTCCATCTTCCTCATAATCCTTGAACAGTTCCCAAAATGCCTCTGCCTCCATCCGCGTCCAGCATAATTCTGGGTTTCGTTTCGGGTCTGTGTAGTACTGATAGCTTTCAATCAGACGGTCTCGCAGCTTATTTAGTTCACGACGTTTCGAAGTCTCCTCCATCTCGACAAGCCGCTGTGTATTTTCCTGCTGGCTCTTTCTCAGTTCCTGGATTTCTCCTTCCAAGTGCTGCTGGATCTCTATGCTCTGTTGTCGATATTTTGGGTACTGGTCGATAGCATCCAGGGCAATCTGAAGCTTCCGGTCTCGCTCTTTATTTTTCTCATACTCCTGAATCATTCTCTCTTGCTTATCATCCAAATAATCTTTGATTTTCTTGAAGATGATGAAAATGAAAACGACTGCCAGAATAAATTGCACCAAATTTAAAACGGTGATGTTCCCAAACAGGTCTAAAAATTGGTCCAACCCTGTCATTTACATCACCCCCATTATGCTTCGTCCTTTTTATCGTCTGCCTCCGGGGCGTTCACAACCCGGCTCATGTCGCACAGGCTGTCAATGAGTGCGCCAATCGCATCAATATCTATATCATAGTTGATGCTGTCTGCGGACCCCTTGACCATAGCCAACACCCATTCCTTTTTATCTGCGCCGCTTTCAAACTTGGTTTCTGCGACCTCCATCAGGTCCATGACGAGTGCCAGCATCTTTTCCCAGTTCTTTTCCTTGACGGCCTTCTGAACGTACTCCACTAGCTTGACCACCAGCGGAATCGCCGCCGCGAGACCCGCCAGGATGGAAACGATAAACTCACTCCACTCCATCATTCATCCCTCCTCACCGAAAAGGACAGCCATCAAATCGGAGGGCTGTCCACATTGATTTCTTCTCTCACGAAATTCTGCGCTCTCGCCGCCGCATAGACGATACCGTCCCCACTTGCACTTGTATTTTCTGCCCGACTTTTATCTACAATTCGGGACAAAACTACGCTGCACGCTGTGCCAATCGGTGTGAACACCACAGTCCAGCACAGCAGAGAGCCAGTGTAGTCCCCAGAGATGCTCCGGATGGCAAGATAAAAGCCGCCGGCCAATCCGACGGCAAGAAAAATAATGATGTACAGAGCAAGACGATTTGTGAATCCAAGACATTTTAGGTGCGAAAGTACCCGGTTCTTTTTGCGTTTCTTTTCCGTAGATGACATATCTTACACCGCCATCAAGCCCAGCCATTCTTCTTTGCCAGCCGGTGGAACAGCGCAGCTGCTTGCTCCCGCGTTAGCAGATCGGCCCACATATAATTAGGCTCTCCATTGGGTAGAGTACCGCTTCCCTCAAACAGGCCGTTGTCAATAGCCCACTGTCTGTCCTCTTTGCTCCAGTCTCCGGCATCGTTATCACGCAGAGTGGCACGGTACTCATTCCACAGCTTCCCAAAAGTCTCAACTGTCATATCTTCATCCTCCTCCTTCTCGGTATACGCTAGAGACACCCAGCCAGCGCCAGTATATCCCCAGCCATTCGTTTCCTTTGTGATAGTCAGAATTGCATCCTTCGGATAGGTCATCACCACAGAACCATTCACAGGTGAGGTGCGGCAGTTCAACCCATCACTGGCAGTAACTCGCACACAGTAGTTCACGTCAACAACTACATCCCCATTCAGGACCCGATCTCGAAACGCAATCCATTTAGCTTCACTGCCAGACTCCTTATTCCATCCGATGATACCGGGGCAAAGCTTCTGGTTCACGTCGTAGTGACGAATCAGATGGTCATCCGGGATATTGTAGGTGTCCATCAGGTACCGGGCCAGTTCTACGGCGTTATTCAGCGCCGCATCAGTAAAATACCAGTTCTTGGTATTTGGATACCGCAGGTCGTTGTTGGTGCTACTGGAGCAGATCTCAATGCTGATGGAATTGAAATTTTTGCACTTCCCATAGAACTTACCGCCCCCTGGGTTTCCCTGTAGTCCACCGCCTACCGCATAGGTATAGCGGTTCCGAATATCTCCGTTGAACTGAACGCACTCAGCGTCATCTACAATGAAGTCCGCAGACGCATCTCGATTAGCAGGGTTGCCAAACATCGACGCTACATTACGGGCTGTCCCTTTCCGGGATGTCCCACCAGCCGTGTAATGGATAACCAAGTACTGGAGCGGTCTGTTTGCATATCGGCTGGTATGCACGGTAGATGTCTTTTTTACAATTTCCACTTTCTCACTCCCCCTTACTTCGATATAGTTAAAGGCCGCACCAAATGGTGCGGCCTTTTTTTGTTCCTCGCTAATTAGCAGGAAAAAACCACCGGGCAACCGGTGGCGTTGATTACTGTTTCCAACTTCCATTGGCCCCATAATAGGTCAATGCTTCTTTCCACTGTCCATCATTTCCAAAATAAACCTTACACTGTTTCCATTCCCCGTTCAGCCCATAGTAGACATTGTAGACGTAGTCCTCCAGCCAGATTGCATAGACAGTCCTCGTCCCAGCGTCCCACAGGGCGTCCCATGGCTCCGGTGTCTCATCCGTACTGGATGTACCCCACCCCTGGAATGTGTGCTCTGCGTACACTAGAGAGGGCTCAGACGGCCTGTTATTGGTGACCGACCCCGTCCCGTACCGGTAGTTCGTTGTGCTCACCGAACTTGAAGGGCTTCCATTCTGTGGGTAATAGGTCATGCTCTCCGTCTTAGAATAGGTCCCATAGATTGTGGTGTAGCCGCTGTTCCAAAGGGATGTGGCCGAGGAGGAACTGCTCGTGGTGGTCGAGTTCGAAGCGAACCCAAGATACGTCCACCCACTCACTGCGCAGGCCGTGTTCACAGACCCATACGAGTTGGAGGAGGTCCCTCCAGAATGAGAGCCAGTCCCATAGTAGTAGGCGTCTGTCGTGGTGGTTGTCTTCGTCACGGAATTTCTAGTCCCGTTACCCCGGTAATAGTAAACGGTCGAATTAGAAGATGACCCGTTTTTCCTATAGACCCCGTAAATTGTTGTGTTCCCGGCATTAAATGCAGAGTTCGCAGAAGAGTACGAGGTGGATGTGGTCCCAGAGGAAGTCGCCCAGCCCACCAGGGAATAGCTGCTGTCGCTGGCGCAGGTGGTGGTCATGCTTCCGTAGGAAGTAGAAGAGGTCCCCCCGCTGCTACGCCCTGTTCCATAATAATAGGCGTCTGATATGCTGGTGGTTTTTGTCACAGAATTCCGTGTGCTACTTCCTCGATAGTAGTAGCAGGTGGACCTCGACGTTGATCCAGATTTTCGGTATACCCCATAAATGGTAGAATACCCGGCATTGAAAGCGTCTTCTGCATCTGAATAGCTTACACTGGTCGAGCTGGAACTGGTTGCCCAACCTAGCAGAGAAGCACTACTATTTGCAAGGCAAGAGGTAGACATACTTCCAATCGAAGTGCTTCCACTGCCAATTTGCTGAGTTCTCCCGGAACTAGCATTCATAACTGTGGTTGGGCTTGTTTTGGTAATTGTCACACTCTGTCTGGACGAAGTGCCCCTGTAATAATACCCCGTGGATCTCGTAGTGGTTCCACCAGAGGAATATAGCCCGTACCACGTCCCCTCATTGATGGCACTAGACCAATTCGTAGAAGACCCATAGCTCGCAGTGAAAGAAGTCTTACTCTGCGTAAGCCCAATATAGGTGTATCCGGATGTTTGCATAAAGCTTGAAATACTTGGATTCTCATAGCTATTATAGATATAGCCCATACCGGGATCGTGGCCCAATAAAAAAGTGGCCGCATACCGAGGAACGCGCAAGTAAGCAAGATAGTTGTCTGCTCCCGTCCCGTAGTCACTCAGTCGAATCGGGCCTGCGCCAAGATCTGTGCTGGAAAGTATAATCTGAAATTCCTTGTAAGAAGAAGTCATACTCCGATCATCGTCAATAAACGTATTTAATACCCCACTAGACGGGATTCTCGTTTTCCGATAATACTGATAGCTAGACCAGCTACCGCCCATATACACATAATAGTTCCTTGTCCCACGAATGGTGATGTTCCCTCCGTTGGTATAATTACAAGTACCAACAGTAGAAACACTGGTTGGTTTCGCCCACGCCATGTTTTCTCACCTCCTCACGCTTCATAGGTAATCAGGATCGCCCCGTTCACCACGCCAGGCTTGGCATTCTCTGCGGAAATGAAAATCTGCGTCGGGGCATAGGCATCTAGCTTCTTCTTATCCGACGAAGCCATCAGCCCATTCACTGACGCAGATGCAAGAGGGATGCTCGCAATGTGATTGTCTACATAGTTTTTATTGGCCGCATGATTCGCCGATGTCGGATCCCCATGCAGTGTGAGAGAGCCTGCCATGGTTCCACCACTCAGAGCCAGGTACCGTTGATCTGCCACTGTCTGCGTGAGAGCCCCAACGTCACCAGCGTTTAGAGCGATGTCTTCACTCAAATCTTTTCCGTTAATAGTCCGACCGACTGGAACGGCACCTACATCTCCAGCCGTGGTCCCATGGGGGTTGCCTTGAGTAACCTGGCTGTGGTCGTAGGCTGTCTTACCCCGGTCTCCACGATACGCCGTGCTCTCTGTTTCACCCAAGGCCAGAGAAGCACTGATCTCTACATACTGTGACCCACTCCACCGGTATTGCCGGTTGGTGTCCTCCGCCACATATATTTTTCCATCCTCACCAGTAGGCGGGAAACCAGTCTGAGAGGAGAATTCCAATACATCATCCACGTAGGATGGCAGCTGGCTGCTTGGGACCCGTCCAGTACCATCTAGTTCTGCCACGCCGTTGAGTGCGCCCTTCAAGGATGCTTGGATTGCGCCCACATCATCAGCGGTGTAGGTCGGGCGCTGGGATTCAGTCAAAATCCCATCAGAGCCCAGAGTGGCCACACCATCGGAAACCCCTTTCTCTGTAACCGGGATCGCCCCAATAGAGGCAGGTGTTGTTTTGCCAGTAGGGAAATTCGCAATGATCATATCTTACAATCACTCCTTTTTAATAAAACAAACGGACTACATTAGATATGGACGGACGCTGATAATGCAATATCAGCAAAAGATCGAAACTCTTCTACGCCCGCCTCATTGGTGTCAGACGAGTCCACATAATCGACAATTTTCTGTGTGAAATCAACATCATCCAAAACAATTCCGCATGATACGACGGAATCCAAGCACGCAACATACAGCCCAGTTTTAATTGCACTTACAGGAACCATATCTGCGGCATCAATAATAGATTTATTTCTGTCTAAAAATGAAGATCCAGATACTGATTCCTTTAGAACAGATGAGACTACATCACTGACAAGATCATAATTCCCAATTTGATCGGAAAGGCCACATTTTAAGTACTCATCACGAGACAAATCTTCTGCATCTTTTTCTGAAATTTTTCCAGTAGATAGAAGCTTTGCAGCCACACATAATATGTATCCGAACACTCGGACGGTTTCATTTCCCATGTTGGAACAAAATTCATTTCTGATTTCTTCAGTAACATTCTTAGCCGCAAGGCCTAAGATGTACTTTGTATAGGACATAGAATTCATTTGTATTCCTCCTTAGATAACACCGTATCGATAATTTTTTTGTACTGATCATGGATTTCCTGGTTACGTGGACAATTTGAAAAATATCTTCTAAACGTATTTGTTTCACATTCTTCTAGCATCAACTTTATTTCCCTCTCCCCAATGGTTCCATTTTTTGCATCGTAATAACGTTTTCTCAAAAAGTCCGGAAAAAATTTTGCCTGAAGCATGTTCCCTACATAAAATCTACACCAAATCAATCCCAATAGTCTCACAGATATTTTGTGATATCTGTCCTCCCCTCTTCCAATGAAATCTTCTACTGTTTCAATAGTCATTCGATAAGTGCTGTTAGGAGAAATATCAGCTAAAGCAGAGGAGTTTTCTGCCCAAAATTCTTTAACGGATGTGTCTTCATAATCAAATACGGAATCATAAGAAGGAACAATCATCGGGGAAGCACAGTAATCTAACGACAAACAAGAATCCAACCTATGAAGAAAGTAATCAAAAACACCGTCTTTTACCTGATATGGATGGTCCTCTGTTACAATCTCTGCGTCTTGTCCCCCAACAAAAACGATGAAATCCTTGTCGGACAGCTCCGTTTCTAACCCAAAAAGGCGAGACCCACACATTGCAGTAATATATCTGCCTATTGTAATACACCTCCTTCACTATGTGAGTACATTCGTGGTAGTACAACTGCCAGTACAACCAGATGTACACTTCCCCTGACATGTTCTTGAGCACTGACCGGTACATGTTGTGTTACATCCTCCCCGACAACTTCCTCTGCAGGTCCCTCTGCACCCAGTACAACTACCAGTACAAGTATTTCTACACCCCTGGCAACTTCCTGTACATGTCCCTCTGCACCCCTGACAACTACCTGTGCAAGTCCCTCTGCACCCTTGACAGCCACCGGTACACGAGCCGATGCATGTCCCTGTACAGCTCCCGGTGCATCCGTAACAAAGGCCAGTACATCCACTACGACAATCTGTTCCAGACTTGTCTTCAACCCCTCTAATCTCCAATGCACTGATAAAGGTTTCCATAGTGGTAATATCGCTTTCAAGGACTACATTCTGCCCTGTCTGATTTGGAACCTTGTTTGAATCAATCGCATTAAGTGGAATGGCAATTTTATCCCGGTGCTCATCTCTTATGATTGTGTGGCTAGTCGGCTGAATAGAATAGTCGTATGCACTTCCTCCATACGATGAAATATCTCCGCTTTTTGACCGTCTAAGGCACTCAGCTTTTACTCTCGCCTTCAGCTCACTAAAACGTTCTGGACTGATCGGCATTATGAATCACCAACTTTCATGTTGCTAAGATTTTCATACTCATCCTCCCCGATGATTTCAACGGCCCATTCCTTTTTGCAATCCATTTCATAGCTCACTCCAGACTTACGCCAGTAATACACATTTGCTAGGGCTCTTGCCTTATGCATAATACAAATAAAGGTTGCTCTTTGATCTGGTGTTCCGAAAACCTCATAGTTATAGGCGCTGCACCACCCGCATCCACTGGCGATTGGACAATAGTAGCACTCATCTGTAGACTGTGATCTTCTTGTAATACAAGACAAACACTGCACCCTGTTACAATGCGTATCACATGTCATAATTCCGTCTGACACACTTCCAATAATATAAGCCGGAAGGAAGTCTCCTACAGAACTTTCCATATAGCGAAGACACGGATAGATATCTCCTTTCCAATCGACAGCCAACATAAGTCCGGTCCCACCACACCAATTCATATTCTCTTCCGGCGAAAGCGGGTGCCCACATTGTTTGTCAAAAATCGATAGGGACACCTCTTTGTTTAATCCACTGTCCACCAGCCAGTCTGTAAGCTTATGGAGCTGCCAGTATAGATCTGTGGCATGGTGAGTTTCCCACCCTTTTTCATAAACACAGTTCAGATGAATACTTCTATATCCATATTCAATCATCGACTTTACTGCCTTATATACATAGCAAACATTACCTGGTGCGATTGTCATTTTGCTCCCTATTCTACCGCCAAAACTATGAACATAGTTGCTAACCGCAGCGATTGCCCTTTCATAGGTTCCATTGCCATTCAAATCAACACGGCAAGAGTCATGAAGTTCTTTATTCCCGTCGATTGAAATCCCATAATGCAAATGGTTTTTGTGGCGTTCCAAATAAGATTGCACTCGTTCATCAAAATGAAGAAGCCCATTAGAGCAGATGCTAAACATAAATTTGATTGCCCAAGGATGCTTTCTCCGAAAGAGTTCCCCTAAAAAATAATCACTCAATTTTGAAATCAATTCAATTTCAATCCAAGGTTCTCCGCCGATAAACGAGATGATTGCTCCATTGCAATTTTCGCTTGTAATATACTGATTTGTTCTATCATCAGAATCAAGTATCATGTCCAGGAAGCGTTTCCCCGTATCAAAGCTCATAGAGTGAGCCCCCTTGTCATGCTGATAGCAATACGTACATGCCATGTTGCAAGCGTCAGTAACTTGAAGCGTAATGTCCTTTGCCCGATTGTCATTGATGTGAATTTCTCCATCGATGTCTCTCGGGAAAAGTCGATCAAGCTGGTCCGCATAACTTTCGTCCATTTCATCAATCTCGTTAGAAAGGTCATTTCCAATTACAATCGCGCACTTATGAAAGTCTACTCTCCAATTCTCATTTCCGATTTCATGTCCATACATTTCGTAAATGATGTCCATCGCACAGGAAAACTCTGCATCTGCTTCCTCATACAATCCTTGATAATACAGAAAAGAACTATTCCATTCATCATCGGTCATACGGCAACACTCTCGGTTTACTGTACAAAGCAAATCAGAGTATCGAACTACCTGATAATGAAGTCGTTCAATATAATCTCTAAGATCTGTTGTGATTGAAATCGTTTTATTCATAAAACTCCCTTTCCTTCATGTGTATCATCAAGAGTATGCCACAGGTACATGCACCCAACTGCTCCCATTGTAATACTTTAGCCCACCGGTCGTAGCATTGGTATCAATCCAAAGTAGGTTTGTATTGCTGGGGGCGCTTGTGCCAGCATGATAAACTGGGTGAGAATCGACATAGGCTTTATTAGCTGGTTGGTCATCGTATATTGGCGTTTTTACATGTAGATCAACATATCCAGACGCGCTTTCTAACGTAAGTGTCCCCTTTTCATTATAGATCCAGGCATAGTCCGACTCTTCATCGGAAGCGTTCGATTTTATGTGGATATCCCCCGTTAATGTACCACCAGACAAAGGAAGGTAACCAGATAAAACATCATCTATATACCCCCTTGTTACGACAATGTCATCGCTACGACCAGCACTTCCAATGTAAACCTCACCGCCAGGGATATCTATAAACATAGCACTTTTATCTGAATAAATAGAAGCGTAGTTCTCTTCGCCCATACCATTGTTAAACTTTAGCGTTCCATTGATCGTCCCGCCGCCTAACTGGAGATAACGTGTATCAGCCACTTCTTGAGTGAGTTTGGTGGAGAGTTGGGTGTCTACGTATTGTTTGTTGGCTGCCTCACTGTCAGAAGTTGGCGTTCTCACACCGCTGATAGTTAGCCCTGTAGGCAAACTCACACTTCCGCCGTTCACTTTGAGCACTTCAGTTCCATTGACAACAAAATTGAGTTCAGAAGAATTAGAAGACCCCCAAATGCCACAGTCTTCTCCTCTCAGCCAAAGAGAACCGGACTCTATTGTTAAATTTCCACTTAGTGTCCCCCCGCTCAACGGCAACCAATCAGCTTCATCCCATTCTGCACCGTCTGCGGTCTTTTTGATGACCTGACCTTCGGTACCACCTTCAGGTAATCCGCTGGGTGCGTCAGACCATTCCTCGCCCGTGGAGGTTTTGGTGAGGACTTGGCCGGTGGTGCCGCCGGAGGGGTTAGGGATGGCTCCAATGGATTCCGGCGTTATCGTTTTCGTTGGAAAATTTGAAAGAATCATTTTTCGTCACCCCTTAATCTAAAAGAAGAATAGAAACCGGCAGGTCGATCTCCGGTTTCTTCCCTCGCGCAGTTACCGTCAAGCTCCCATCTTCTTGCGCGTCCAGAACAAGCTCTGCATCCTGCGCTACAGACACCTGCTCCTTGGTGGCTTCCTTCGAGATGGATATAATCCCGTTTTGTGTCCGTCTAAGGCCATCTACGGCCAATACCTGAGTGTAAGGTGCTGTACCTCCCACCCATGCACTGCCTCTTAATACACCGTAGACCTCCTCGCTGTTATTTGCCTTTTCGTGTAGGGCTTGGTCAATCTTCACCATATTGGAATCTGTTTCTCCAGAGAGCCGTTTTCTCCAGTCGATAAAACGATCGGTGTCCTCGTCTGTTACATAGAGGCCATAATTCTCTGTTTCAGCCATAGAACAACACCTCACATCATCACAACAAACACCCGGATGTCTGTCTCTGGAATTGTACCCTCTGCTGTAAATGTCAGCGTTCCAGCTCCCTGACCAGTCACTCGAATCTCTGCTTCGCCAGCGGCATACATCTCTTCCTCTGTAGCATCCTGTGGCATTCCAGCTACGCCATCCTGCGACGCCCCCAAACCAGGAACATTTACTGTCTGTGTCCCAGATGACCATCCACTGGCCGCTAAGGTAACGATCTCGCTATGCACCGGTTTGTTAATCCGATGTCTTTTCTGTTCATCTCCGTCCTGGGAATCAATGTAAAAGCCGTCGTCATCCGGGGTGAAATAGGCCCATCCATCATGGAAGGGCGTCACATCTGTGGAAATGCGGGAGCTGTCTCCCTTGAGAATTTTAAAAAGACTCATGCTTTCCTCCTTTTTGCGTATCTTACTGTCCAAAAGTGTGCATTTTAAAAGGCCGGTGCTCACGCACCGGCCCATTTATTCTTTAAATCAGAAAGAGCCCCAGGACATAGCAGTGTCTGCATAATCCTTAGCATTCTGCTCAGCAGCAGCCAAGGCGGCGGTCAAACCATTCACATTGGCAATGCCAGGCTGAGCACGGCTCACGGTCACCACACCATCAGTCTCCACAACGGCGGTCACAAACTGATTTTCCACAGCGGCATCCGAATTGTCCAGCGCGGCGATGGCATTGGTAATCTGGGTCCCGACATTGGTTTCTCCAACCAGAGCCTCAAGGGCATCCAGATCGCCAGAATTCGCCTTACCGGCCAGAGCAGCGTCCAACCCAGTCACCTTATCGGTGCCAATGGCAGGGATATCGTCAGCCACGAGAGCGCGGCGAGAAACCGCGATCTTACCGTCGGTCTCAACCACGGCGCTAACCACCTGGCCAGGGACAGCCTTATCTGCGACATCCAGTGCGCCAATAGCGTCAGTGATGTCGGAAGTAGTAGCCTTACCAGCAAGAGCGGTTTCCAGCCCGGCAATCTTGGACTGAGCGATTGCAGCGTCGGAAGCGATGTCCGCGTCCTTGATGCTGCCCTTCACAGCAAAGGAAGCTTCGTCGCCCAGTTCACGCCAGGCAGAACCGTCGTACACAAACTCCTTTGCGTTATAGGTCACCACATCGCCCTTAGCCCATTCGCCATCGTGGTCGGCTACAGTGGGGCCTTCGGTAGCGGGATCGGTGGTAGAGTCTCCCTCATAATGCATAGCACCAGACAGGTCAGCAACCGCATTGGTCACATCGGTCATAGTTGCAACCTTGTTGGAAGAAGCATCATAAGCAGTGTTGAACACCAGAGAGTCCTGCTTGCCAGCAAGAGCGTCAGTCAGGCCGGTCACCTTGGACTGAGCAATTTCGGGGATGTCCTCTGCCACCAGGGCACGGCGGGTTACAGTAATTTTACCATCAGCCTCGGATACAGCGCTCACAAGCTGAGTGGCAACTGCAGCGTCAGCCACATCCAGAGCGCCAATCAGACCATCGGCATAACCCTTGGCATTGGTCTCGGCGGCGGTAGCCTTCTCATCAGCATACTTCTTGGCACCCTTCACGGTGTCCAGAGCGGAAGTGTCCTCAGCAGTGCCAATGTCTGCCTTGCCGTTAATCTTGGCAGCCAGAGTAGCCTCCAGGTCACCCTCGGCAACCTCATCCTTAGAGGCCAGCTCGCCAAGCCCTTCGATAGAACCAGCGACCACGTCGGCAATCTTCTCGTCCACATACTCCTTCACATTGGCATAGGGGACATCTGGCTCCTTGTCACCGAGGTCGCCAACGGCGGCAGAAATTGCGCCACCCACATCCTCAGCAGTGGTATAAGTCGCGCCCTTGGTCACAGTCAGCTTCCGGGTGCCGGGATCATAGGAGAAGTCAGTGGCAGCGTTGCCGGAGCCAACCACTTCGACGGAAGTGGCACCAGTGTCCAGGTTGATCTGAACGTAACCAGACCCATTCCACTTGGCCAGCACGTTCATGTCCTTAACATAATACAGAGCAGTGGTGCTGGGATTAGTATTTTTCTTCAGGGCCGCAATGTTCTCAAATTCCTGGAAGTCCCCAAGGCGGATCCGGGTGGAGCCATCTACATCCAGATACAAAGCTCGCTCATCGGTGGTCACATAAAAAGTGCCCTCAGTATAGCTGGAGGGCAGGCTTGCCAGTAAGCCCTTCTTAAAAGAAATCTTAGCCATCGTATTCCTCCTCATAAAAATAAAATGTCCCACAACGTCAGTTGCGGGTATGTCTTACATTGTAAAGCAGTTTCACTTTACGTGTTACATAGTTCCCCATGTCATGCTCTCAGCCAGATCGGCAATCATAGCCGTATCGATGGAATCGAGCTTCTGCTTGTCCGCAAGGGTCATCAGGCCGGCACCAGACACACCGTCTGGACCCTCACCAGCAGGAATCAGCGTCAGCACACCGTGCTCCTGCGCAGTGCTGTAAGTCCCATTCTCCTGCTTGATGGAAAGGCGAATCTTTGCAACATTGGTAGTCTCGGTCCGGGAGACTTCAGTAATCTCGGACATAAACTCATCCGGCAGGCTGTTGATCACATTCTGCAGGGTGGAAATATTGCCAGCCATTTCCGCTGCCTCAGGTCCGTGTTCCGCTACGTAGTCCACCAGTTCTTTCATGGTGTTTACAACGCCGTCGTCACTCACCTTATTGGCAAAGTCGTCGATAGCGGCAGTAGCTGCGTCCTCTGCAATCTTCGTGACAGAGCCTGCTCCCTCACCAGTCAGGGTGGCAAGACTCTCCTGCATGGAGGCAATGGTATCACCCAGATCACCAATCTCAGCGGGAGCCACAAAGAGGCCGTCCGCCTTCAGTTCCAGGGCGTTATCGGCTTCCTTAGACACCTGCACACCGATGGTCTTGCCACCGCTCTCCCCGTCTGCAATCACAATGGTGGCATCCACAGGGGTGAAGTCAATTGCCGTACCAGCAGACAGGTTGTCCAGCTTGGTTTTATCAGCAGCAGACAACAGGCCAGCGTCAGTCTGAGTCGCCTCGCGACCAACACCAAAGAGATCCTCACCCTTCCGAATCTCCTTGACGTCAGTAAGCCAATACAAAGTATTGGTGTCCTTTTGCTCCAGAGCGTTGTACAAATCTCTAGTGCCAACTTTGAAAATTACGTTGTTAGCCAAGTCTTCCTCTCTCCTTTCTCAGTAATTTATATATAAACACTCTCTAAGAGTTTATATCCCATCACATGGTCTCCCAAATGTAATCGGATTCATTTAGACTGTCATCAATATGGGACCACTCATCAAACGGGTTCAGGTCAACGGGATCCGGAATCTCTCCTGGGTTGTCCTCCAACGTAAAGGTCAGGATCTTTCTGTCCGACACATGCGGTACGTAGACACTGCCTCCTTCGCCAACGACATTTCCAAGATTCTTAATAGTCCCATCACTGAAGGCCACAATAAGCTCGCCATCTACGGTGATGCCAGCATTGATTACCACTGCTCCGTCAATGGTCTTAATTACCACCTTGTTTCCAATCGGCTTTCCATTGGACGCCAACTGCAGGGTTCCATCTTCCACATTGTACAGGATATCATCTGCCTTCTGATCCAGAGCCAAATGCACCTCCTGCACTGTGTTCTCAACCTCAGATACAGTTTCCTGCAGGTCCTTATGGAACTGATAGATGGCTGTCACCTGATGGTCGCACAAATAGTCGTCCATGTTTTTAGAAGCTTGTACTTGAAGAATGCACTCCCCAGATTTAGCTACAGTCGGGTTGGCTGGATCACCAGAATAGATTTGTAGCCAAGTGCATACCTCGCCAGCATACTTGGTCAATTTAAAGTTCACAAATTCCGGGAATGTGTACTGGTAATAAGTCTCATTGTACTTCTCTTCCATTCGTTCTAGTGCTACCACATCAGCCACTCCGTCTGCTCGGATATAGCTCAGGTAGAAGTTAGAAACCAAAGGATCCATTTCCCCAACCTTCAGGGGTATAAGATAGATGACCTTATGGCTCAGATTGTCACCACGGTAAATGGGCTCACGCTGTGTTACCACAAGATGCATAACACTATCTAATTTGATATACAACATTGCTTCTCACCTCCTCCGTAATCCTCCTTTCATCCATCGATTTCTTCAAAGTCCAGGTCCGCCAACGATGCGCGGTCCAGGTCTGCCAATGTATATGGGTCGAGTTCCTCCAGAATCCGGTAGTGGCCGTTGGCGATAGACATAGACGCATTCGTCCCCAAAGTGAGCTCAATGGGATCCAGATAAATTCGAGACGTAAATTCTGCCTTCGCGCCAAGATGGATCTCATTTTCAACCCGGACCAACCCAGTCATTCCTTCGCCGCCCGGTAGGACATTGGCATCTAGCACAATGGCAGTCTCTCCCCCACCAAGCGGAGAATGAACGAACGCATCAAAGGGGGCCACATCCAAAATCAATCCGCTGTTGCCGCTGCCAGGAACGGTACAAAGGGTATTGGAAATTTCAGCTTGCATTTCCACGCCGGCCAAAATTGTTTCTGCTATGTCCACATGTTCTCCCAGTACCTCAGATCTGAACTCTATGCCGGCATTACCTCGCACGGTCCCATAGATGTCATATCCATCCAGCGTCGTTTGCAACAAAAACGCACTATCTCCTGCTCCCAGAGACTTACCAACAATCGCTTCCACCTGATTCACAGAAAGCATAAACCCGCTTTCTCCACCGGCAGTCTTTACCGCAGAGGTATCTAAAGAAGCGCTAAGCTCTACACCGGTTTCTTCAGGTTCTATGGCGTAGTGCACCAAGAAGCCAATATCAGCGTTCAATGGAATCCCCGCAACCACCGTTTCAAAATTGGTCTCCAGGGTGCCATCCACGCTTGCACCCAGAACCACACCAGGCTCTACACGAATCAGAGCACGCAGCAGGGTTCCGAGCACTGCGCTATCTAGCACAATACCATTCTCTCCCGCAATGCTCATGCGGAACGGGAGATTGTAAATGATGATCTCCCCCTCCGTCAGACGGTTTAGGAGGTCGATGTCGTAGGTCCCAGAGGAACCCAAAAGGTAGACGTCACCTTCGGTCAGGCGATTGTTTAAGCAGATATCATAATGCTTCATCGTCCTCCCCTCCCTTCTTCAGGAAGTTAGGCCGGGTTCAGTGCGGACAGCTTTAGATAGCCCACTCTAATCGTCATAATAGTGGATGCCTCCACACTTCGCGGAGCAGACAACTCACCATACATCAGCAAGTTCCCCTCCCCTACTGTCTCATTGTCGTAGATCACGAAGTGCGTAATGGTCCCCCAACTGGCGGTGCTCTCATTGAAGTCGATGGAAGATGAGTTCTCCACCACGCCGTCGCTGGGCTCCCCCAGTCTGCCGTCTAAGGATACGCGGCCATAACCGGCACCCGTGGATGGCTCCGAGACATTGCTCCCGTCAATGGAAGGCTCTGTGGTGCTCAGTCCCACATAATAGTGCTGCGGGATCGCCGGGTCAGCCTTGGACCCAAACACATTCCCCGCCACACAGTTCAGAAAGTAAGTTGTGTTCATTTGGCTTTTCCTCCTTCATATGAAAAAAGACCCGCCTCAATGGCAGGTCATCGGATGATCCCCTTGTCAATGTTGTTGGTGATGTACATAATCCCCTGGCTGGGGATTTCCACCTCCCCGTCCCGGTCCTGGATGGTGATCTGATAAATGTATTTCCCAAACAGGTTGACCGACTCCAACGATTCCAGCGTCACTGTCAAGACGTTGTCGATAGTCCCCGTCTCATCATAGATCACTGTCATCTCCTTGGACAGGATGGGCTTGCCGCCCTTGGTGGTAAAGTTCACCAGGGAAAAAGTGCATTCACACTCAGATAGACTGTATGGCCGTTTCCCAATATAGTGGTAGATGTGGAAGGCCAGGTCCCTGGTCTCCCCTCCCACGAAGGTAATCGTCGGCAATTCATAGGGGTTGTAGTCACATGCATTCATGGACGCTTTTCACCTCCACTCAGTCTTTCCCCTTTTCCTTTGCAGGCTCCTTTACTTCGGCGTTGGAAAGCTCCCCAAAGATGTTTTCCAACACGGAAATGGACCCGCCCAGTTTGCCCAGGTTCTCCTTGCCGCTTACCGAAATGGTGTTCAGTGCGTTTACAACTGCCTGCAGCTCCTGCATGATTTTCTCTTTCATAAGTAATTCTCCCTTCTATTCATTGCAGAGAAGATAGCTGTGCTTCCAAATCGCGAACCTTCTCTTCAAGTTGCTGAACATGGCGGATAGTCAAAGGAACGAATTCTTCGTATCGTAAACCGTAATCATATCCTTCTTCCTCTTCTCTCGGACTTTTGATAAACGCCGCGAAATCTGTACTACTTAGGCCTGCGTCTTCAATGGCTTGTTCCACGTCCTGGGAAATTAGAAACATGTGCGTCCGCCCGCTGGTTCCGTCAACAAACTTACCTGTGCATGGCTTTAAAAGACCCCACAGGGTATCAAATCTGGAATCAATGTCATACACAATATCTGTTTTTCTATTTCTGTCTGAAGTTGTAATAGAACTATTAGTAGAGTATATTTGTCCCCATGGCGCACCACTAGAGCCCAATGTAATTGTACGGGTGGATGGATAAAACATAGTAGATTGGAAGTTATACTTTGCTCCGTTTGTATGAATACCCACAAGGCCACTAGAAATATAAATCTGATTGTTCTCGTCATGATACATCATACGCGCACCGTAATTTGTAACGGCGACTTCAACACTGCCATCAGAACTTGCCATATGCATACCATTTTTATTTGTAGCAGCGCCTAAAAGTGACGTCGAATACCCAAGCCATCCCCCAAGAACATTGCCTTTTTCTTCAGAATAAATTCTCAAATCGCCCCCAAGATGGATCGCGTCTGCATAAATTGATTTTGAGTAAATCATAGAGCCATTGATATACGTAGTGTTCCCAACCGTCAGTTTTACGTCCCTGAACTCACTCGATACTTGATTTGCTGTGGACTCTGCGTCCTCCGCCTTATTCCACGCCGAGTTTGCTGTACTAGATGCTCCATTGGCAATAGACTGGGCTGAATTGGCTATCTGTTCTGCACTATTCGCCTTATTGTAGGCCTCACTCTGCGTCACATTCTGCTCCGTCACATTCGCCCAGTTGATGGAGGATCCCGCGCTCATAGTAACCGTACCGTTAATGTAGACCTGCCCATTCGCCGTCACACGGAACGTCGTGGTGCTCCCGTTGGTGATCTCCAACCCATACAGGCTGAGATAGTCCGGCAGGAACTGTTCGCTTCCGTTCATCATGTTGTTCCCGGAACTATCCTTGTAAACCGATCCGTAGATCGTCCCACGGAAGGTGCCGTCTCTGGCATACATATCCCCGTTTCGCTTCACCCAGAAGGGAGCCGTGTTGGGATCCTCTCCACCAGCCCAAATGGCATAAGCGGCGTTCTCCGTCTTCGACCCGTTCAGCGCCACAAAGGATGTTCCGCTTCCACTGTAGAGGTAGTCATCCGCAATGGTCCACCCACCGATGGAGCCGGACACCGCGCTCACTTCCCCACGGAAATAGGCGTTCCCATCCCGCAGGTCCAAAAAGAAATTGGCGTTCTCCGGGATCCCATCCTCATCCAGGATCAGATCTCCGTCTTCGTCAAGAAACGAAGGAATTACAGTTGTTCCCTCTGTGGTAAACAGATCCCCTGTCCCGGCCAGCAAACCATACTGCGGGTCAAGAATCATCTTTCCACCATTGTCCTTCTGAAGCACAAACGTGGAGTTGTTCAGCCAAGCCCCGCTGGCGTCCACCTTGAACTGCATCACACCCTGGTCATTCTCATTCTCGATGATCATGTTGTTACCCACAATGAGCTTGCCGCCAATGACCTCTGCGTTCACGCCAAAGTACTCTCCGGTTTCCTCCGTAGCAAACAGCCCGATGGCCAACTTGGAAGACTGCCACCCATCCTCTGTAAAGGCAATCATCTTGTCAACGATTCGGATTTGGTAGTCTTCCTCACCACCAATATGGATGCCCGCCCCGTCAATGATCACACTCTGGTTGGCTGCCCCGATGATGGTATTCACCGCCGCATTCAGAGAGCTGTTCATGAAGTCGGACACCATGGACGCCTGCCCCACGGTCTGCCCGTAGATGTGCTTGCTGGCGTCAAAGCTCCGGCTGGAGGAATAGCTCTGTTCAATCATGTCTTTCAGGGTGTTCACATTGTCGTGCCGTTTAAAGCGGTTGGAGAACACCAGGGAGAATTTATCCTTATCCTCAAAGTCCAGCTCAAACTCAATTAGGATGGGGGTAATCACTTCTCCGTTGTATAGCTTCAGGTATAACCCACATCCCAATTCCAGGTTCTCCCGAAACGGTGCAAATTCCTGGGAGAAGATAAAATTCCCAGAGTCCACATTAAATTCATAGGTCGGCGTCGCCACGTCGCTCAGGACATCCACCGCGAAGTCAAATAGTTCCAGCTGCACAGAGTATTTCTGGTAGTCGCTGACATTGGCTGTCATATAGACAGAGGCCTCTGTGGCTGTAAATTGAAATTGCGACCCCTCATTGGTGGTGATCTCATTTTCCGTCACCGCATGGACATCCGTGCTGAACCCGGTCAGCGTCCCAGTGGCTGTCACAAGCCCACTTGGAGCCGAGGAGTCCCCTGCCTTCATAGTGCCAGCGTAAATGCTAAACACAAACTCACCATCATTCCGCCTTTCCAGGGTCCCCCGGATCACATCGCCCGTCAGAACGGTACTCCCAGAAATGGAAAAGTTGCCACCAGCTAACATATACATCTCTTTTGAATACGGGACGTCCAGATCTACCATAGTAATGGTACTGCCAGACACCGAGACTGCACTGTTGCTCAGTGTAATGCTGCTACCGGAGATCGATGTGTCCACGTCAGAGGCTACAAAGGTGTCCTCCGTCATGTCCTGCTCGATAAAGTACTTGGATAGAACCGCCCGTTCATCCTCGGTAAAATAGGTCGCCAAGGACAATTCCTGATTCATAGCCAAAATCTGCGCAGTATAGGAGTCCTCCTTTTCCGGATCCAGATCCTCCTCAATCCCCGCAATGATGGCCTCCTGCTGCGCGATTTCTTCCTTCTTCGCCGCAATTTTCTGATTGATCTCATCCAGCAGCTCCTGCTGAGACTTCTTACCGTCCTCTGTAATTTCCATGGCCAAGGCCTGGATGGTAATACTCTGCTGGTTTGTCAGGTCCTCTAATTGCCCCTGTAGATCAACCAGCTTTGCCTGTTCCGCCAACAGTCGAGCCGTAGAAGAATACTGCAGGCTTACCAGCCCCTTGTAATACTCCCTACGGTTCAGTACCGCGTGCTGCCACGCCTCCCACTTCTCTCCCAACTCCTTTGGGATGTCCCCGTTGCTGATGAAGTAGGAGATGTCATAAATCCAGTTCGTCCCAATGGGATTCACCATGCGGATGTCTAGCTCGTCTGCGCCATAAGGTCGCATGGCAGTCACCAGCTCGTCGGTCAGTTCATCCACATCCAGCGACTCTAAAAGATTATCAAAATCCAAATAAATGGGAACTCTTGGCCTCTCCTCATCCGCGTCATAGACATTGATGGTCCGCTTGTACGGGTCAAACACAAACACACACCGGAATTTTTCCGGCGCTGTGTTGTAGACGAAGTCCAGAAGATAGTCATCATATTCTGTGAATGTACGATACCGGCCAATCAAAGTAGGTGAAATATATCCTACGTTCCACCCCGTGGCGATCTCCAAAACACGCCCCATCAGGGTGTCGTCAGGAGCAGCTGGATTCCAGAAGTTAAAAGTCCCCTCCTCCAGAAAGAAGGTCTTATAGTCTAGCTCCTGCTCAATGGAATACCCGGATACACTCTTTACCTCTTCTATGCCGTCCCCGCTAATGGATGGCTTTGTGATCATATAGATGCCGTAGTTCTCTGTATAGATCACTTTGTACCCCACCACATCATCATAATGTGGAGTGGGCACACCATCATTGTAGGCAGGAATCTGGAAGGAGATCTCACTTGGCTCCGAAAACTTGATGGTCAATTTTAGGTCCACCACATTGTCCAGGAACCCAATGGATGTTCCGCTCATGGTTTGCAGAAGCAGGCCGGGTACCTCAGGGCGTCCCATACTGTCAAATTTTATCTTTGTATAGTCGAGATACATAGCGCCTCCTTACCCTGCCACATTCCGCAGGAAGCGGCCTTGCATGGTCAGTGCGCCATTTCCAGTCACTTCCAATTCATTATCTCCGCGAACCAACCGGAAAAAATTCATGTTGAAGTATTCGTACAGATTGTAGCTGCCGGTGTTATCCTGAATGATTCCGTGGTTGTTGTCTACCGTGATAGTCAATCCGCCAGCAGGCAAACCACTCAACTTGAATTCCCGGTCATTGTCGCTGTGATTTACGATCCCAACTTCCGTGGTCCCTGGATTCACCTCAAAGACCAAAGTCGGTTTCACGTATTCCCGGACGGAACTCTCATTCCGAAACAGAATCGGTACCGTCCCACTTATTGCAAACGTCTGCTCCCATGGCTGGCTGTAGGCATAGGGGCAGTCGCACCGAATCGTCGCCTCAAAGGCATGGGGTAGCCACCCATGGTAAATGGGCTTGAGCTCTGTAATCAGGCACCGGAACTGGACGTTGTCCATGTCCGGCTGGTCAATGGCCAACCACTGGTACTCCTGATGCCCCGTCAGCCAGAGAGAAATCTCCTCCAATTCATACCGGTCCAGCATCCTCTCTGACCCGAAAATCAAAGTAAACTCCAACGGTTCCGTATGATAATTTACGCCATAGTGGACGGGCTGGATCCGGTTGGTTGTACGGGTCTCTATGATTTCTGCGACATTGCCAAAGGAGACGTCCTCTTGCCCATGGCCGTCAATGTCACACACCACCATGCCATACATTAAGGAGGACTCCCCCGCAAATGTAAATTCATAGGTGTTGAACACCCGCGTCCACCTCCTTCATCAGAAAGGGCCGCGACATTGTCGCGGCCCCGTCGTTACTTCCTTATATTCAATCTGTCCAGAACTTCATTGACAAATCTTCGATTCACATCAATGTGCTGCTGGACGGTATCCCCGTCGCTGCCGTAGATATACACATCACCAAATTGGATGGCTCCCACATTGTTGGTCACGCCGGCCAGCGCCTCGGTTTGAATGCTGTTCATGTTGTCGCGCATACGGTCCACAACGCCACTGAGATCTGCGATCCCGATGGAGGCCCGTAGCTTTTCCGAAATATCAGAAGCAAAGTCGATCAGGCGGTATAGCCCTTTCTCCTTCTGCTTGTCCAGCACTGCCTCGCCCTTCTCGAGCAATGCCAGTACCTCGTTCTGTTTTACCGTAGGCTGGTCACCCACAATACCGCCAGAATGGTACCTGGAATAAAGGAGTTGTCCCGCGTTCCCAGGGTTCAACTCATCTCGCTCAATCCACCAAGTTCCATCACTGCCACGGTATTTGACCACCACGCCGTACTGTCCAAGGCGAGCCGCCAGAGCAGATGCCTTGTCATGGAGGGCGTCGTTCTCAGCCTCCGATTTGTTCTCTGCATCCCATTGACCGGATAGCACCTTCATCTGGGAGACAATAGCCCGCACCATATCCAAGTTGGTGTAGGAATTGTCGTCCACTGGCTTGCCAACGGTGATATTACTGGAATGATCGCTTCCCATGTTCTCAATGTCAGCGTCGATCTGGTTCAGAGCGTTTACGTAACTGCCGTATTTTTGGGCGGCAGCTAAGCAGTTTTCCCAAGCCGTGCTGATCTCTTGATTAAGCGATGTACCGTATTCGTAGTTCCACTCCAAAAGCTCTTGATAGAGCGTATCCCAATGGCTCTCAATGTACGCAATAGCCATCTGATATAATTTTTCCTGACTGCTGATCGTCTGCTCTAGCTTCTCGATCTCCTGGTCCTTCTGCTCCTCATAGGCATCCTGCATTTTGTCCAGGGATTCTTCTTGGCGGTCATAGGCGTAGTCAGCTTGTGTATCCGCCAATTCCTTCTGTAATTCCGCCATCTGCTCTTCCAGCTCGATCCTCTGCGCCTGCGCATCCCGGCTGTCATCCAGGGACAGTGCATTGATCCGCGCCTGCAGTTCGGCAATCTCCTTCACCTTGTCGGTGACCTCGTCCTGGTAGTCGGTCTCCTCCTTGGTGGCTTCCATGGATTCCTTCTTTAGCTCGATGAGCTCAGCGTAGGAATCCTTCATCTCTTCCAGAGCATCAATCTGCCGCTGAACCCGATCCTCCAGCATGTCCATGACATATTGAAGAATATCGTCCAGGCCATCCTTCATGTCCTGAAGATTCTCTTCCGCCTCACCAGTAACCTTTCCAATCCCGCTGATAGCGTTCTGCGCCAATGCCCGAATAGCATTGATGTTGTGCAGCGCCGCCTCGTACTGCGGGCCAGTGAGATCCAGCAATGCCAGGTTGGCATATACCAGTCCCCAGGTAGCGTTGGTGGTCTCTGTTGTGGCATAGAGTAGATTGTTCAGGTCCTCGATGGACTCCGCCTGCAGAGCCAGCCGCAACCGTTCAATGTAGTTCATGGCGCTCTCCAAGGCAAGCTGTTCTGTCTTAGCCGCAATTACACGGTTAATGCTCTCTTCATTGATCTGAAGCAGACCATTCTCATCCTCTAGGTATTGCATATACTGAGGACCCAGCTTTACTATCTCCTGGAAGGCATCCACAGAAATGAACCCGCCGTTTTTAGCGTACTCGTCCGCAGCATCCTTAAAGGTATCCATCACATCCTGGATATTGTCTACAGCCTCGCTGGCCGTGTCCACCATCTCAATCAGGTGGTCAACCACTTGCTGCTTGACTTCCTTGATGTTCTCCTCGTAGTCCCACCACAGATCACTCAGTTCGCTGACCTCGTCACTGGTATCGGAATACCCCTGAGAACGATAATACTCCGCCTGCTCATGGATGATCTGCTGCATCTTCTCGTAGTAGCCGACAATATCATCCACGTAGATCTGGACATTCTTAAAGTCACGGTCCGCAAAGGCATTGTCCAGCCAATTCTCTGTCAGAGTAATAGCGTTTTCCTGCTCCTGGGTTGCCTTCTCGTAGGTGTCTACGATGACCTCTTGGATACTCTCCTGATATTCCCACCACTGCTTCTGCAGGTCCTGGATGTAATCGGAGTTTTCATCCAACCCCTGAGCACGATACTTTTCTGCGTAATCGTGGACCTGGTCTTGCATTTCCCGATAGATGGACACGATCTCATCTGGATCCCCATGATTCTTTTCCAACAGGAAAATCTCATGCTCCAGATTTCCGATGATGTCATCAATTTCCTCTTTGATCTTGTCCAGAGTATCTTTCAGCTGTTCTTCCAGATCTGTAGCGTCGGCTGTTACCTTAACCGTATGATTTGAAGTTGTGTTGCTAGGCTTCTTATTGCTGGAGCTGGATCCCTTATTGGAGTTGCTACCTCCGCCTCCATATACCGGATCATAAGGTTTATAGCCACCAGTTACCATAGCCGTGCCACTAGCAAGTGCGGTTGCTCTGCCATCCGCATATCCATTTTTCAGTAGCTGCTCTGTCTGAATATGGTTAAAGACAATCGCACCTTTTGGAATGTCCACAAATTCTGGACCGATGTCGCCAACCGTATACCATAATCCTGTAACCGGATTTACAACAATCTCTCTGCCCAGTTCCCCAACAAGTGTGCGCCCACCTCTTGCCGTGCCCCAGTCTCCATTTAATTTGGCCTCTCCTCCAGCTCGAGACGACCCACGCGCCATAGCAGGTCTACGTACTCGCGCAGTACCGCCGGCATGGGCTGTACCGTTCATCTCTGGCTTTCCAACTTCATTGAAATATACATTTCTTGTAAGTGGGGTGAGATAGTTAGTCAGGCCGGACAAATCGTCTTCATAGATAACATCTCTATAGACAGGGTCAAATCCCTCGGGAAGCAAGTCAGTTTTGGGGTCATAAATTACGTCCGCATGTTTAGTCTCTGGATTATATCCACTAATCGCCGCTGGATTTACCCTAAGGTTAACAAGCATATCCGGAGTTATAGAACTAATCTGCGCTTGAATACTTTCTGCAGATATAGATGTTGGGTCTATTCCGAGGCTAATCAAAGTATCATTATCAAGCCCCTGGATTTTCTCCACAAGAGCATCGACATTCGCCTGTGCAGTGGTCGTATCTACACCAATGGCCTGCTGCTGCTCCAATGTCCACTGTGCCTGTTGGAACTGTTGTAGTAATGAAAGTGCGTTACCGAGATCTCCTTCGACCTGTGATGTATCCACTCTCATAATGTCAGGTTGAGAAATAAGCTGTTTCTGGGCAACACAATATTGGATAACGGAATTCGCCTGTTTGTATTCCGACGAGTCAACACTTAGCTTCGCCTTTAGGCTATTCATCTCTGCAATCGTTCCATCCAGAGTGGATAACTGCTCTTCTGTACTTTCAATATCAGACACATCTATTTTGAGTTTAAGACCTTCCCCAAGCTCTGTCCCACGAAGCTTTTCCGCAGCTTCTGTCGCTTCAACCATCAGGTCACCGTAACTCTTTACGGACTCATCGCTCCAGTCAAATTGGGTGCCATACTGGTTTGACTCCATCTCATCAAAGAAAGCCTGTACCACGCCCTCAGACAGCCCAAGCCCCTTAACGAAGTCCTCCATTGATTTCTGGCCAGCGATTACCCATCCATCTTCCTCAGAATAACTTGCTAACCCAGCATCCACTGACTGTTTCATAAATTCACCAACATTTAGGCCATCGACGTTACCTTCCTCATCAAAGGTCAAATATTTTTTGAAATCAGTCATGTATGCTTCAATTTCAGCCTCTGTGTCAGCATCAACGCTTTCTGGAATAATCAAATCAACAGCAGCCGCAAACTTCTTGGTGCCAAAATCCCCGTAAAATTCAGAATCAGTGTCATAAAAGGTATCCCGAATTCGCTCGATTGCACCTAAAGTATTATCAGCCATGTCACCATAGTCCGATCCGCTTTGTGCATTCAGCCAATTCTGATATGCTCCGGTTGCCTCTCGAAGGGACGCCGATAACAAATCATAATTTTGACATGTTGCTACAAGCCCTTCATTTTGAGAAAGCAAAGAATCAATATTAGACTGGATCCCTTTTGCCGCATCAGAATTAGCATCTTCAATTCCTTCAAGCTCTTTCCGATATTCCTGAATCTGTCTGGCGTTTTCCAAATACTGTTCCTGCGCAAGAGCCTTGTTGGTGTTGTTGATTTCAATCTGTTCCTGTGCTTTCGCCTCTGTAATTTCTTTTACCTTGTCGGCGTTAAGCTGCATCGCGCCATTCACATATTCCAGTGCAGACCGGTAGTCTTCCATCCCTTCTGCATTGAAATCCGCAATGGAGATGGATTGGCCAGGGGCTTGCGACGCAATGATTTTCTGGGCATTCTGTATCCCACTGATGACATCCTGCGTCTGTTGGGTCATGTCGGAATACGTCTCTGAGCCGGTTTCTCCGCCATTGACTGTGACATATCCAAGTTCCCCCATCAAGGAAACCAACTCAGCAACTGTCATCCCATACTCGGTGGCAGTGCTATTCAAATTGACATAAGCTTGTTCCTGGGCGGTGAGATCGTTAACAGCCCCATTAGCTGTCTTAGCATCTATCTGCGCCTTGATTTCATCAAGCTTAGCGATATCAATGATGCCTTCTTCGCCCTGTATTTTCTCAATTTCTCCCAACACAGAGTCCTTCAGATCAGCATCATTTTCTATGTCTGCCTTCACATTAAGCTTCATAGATACGTCATGTGTTTCACTCTCAAATTCGGAGAAGAAATTCTCCATATACGTGTTGACAGCAGCGTCATCCCATCCGGCATTTTCAAAATCGGCTTTAGCCTTATTCATGTTTTGAATCGCCGCACGCATTCCCTCTTCATCGCCACTTGCAAGCGCTTCATTGTATTTCTGCTGCGCATCAAGAGCGGATCCCCAAACCTCCTGGTAGGCCTCATTTGTATTAAGAACGCCCTCAACATGAGTATTGAAAGTCTCCTCATCCTGTGCTATGGAATTCGAAATTGCGCTGATTTGTCCTTGAAGGTCGTTCATTGTGCCGCCAAGATAGGTTTCCGTATTTACTCCAAACCACCTATTACCAACTTCGCCAACAATATCGTATATTTTCTGATATGTGTCAAGAAGAGCATACGCATTTTCCGGATTAAGCTCCGCTTGAGCAATTCCATCCTCCAATGCGTTCAATGCATTAACATCAACCCCAGCTTTATCGAATTCAGACTGCAATTCTTCATAAAATGTTTTCGGGACATCGCTCAGATTCATCCCTCTAATTCCATCCAAAATATCAACCTTGGACGGAAGAGGAATATTGTATCTATCGGTACCAAGCGTGTTATCGACGCCGAAATCATCTGGATCAACATTTGTGAATTTATCAACAACGTCTTGGATTGCTCCGGATTCGGTGTTTTCCGCTTCCCATGCCCTCCATCTTGCTTCCTGAAGTGCATTCAGTTTTTCAATCAAGACATCATAATTGTCTGTGACCAGGTTAATGCCCTCTGCTTCTCGCCCATACTCACTGACAATTTCTTCCTGAATACTAAGCAGCTCTTGCCGCTTCTGCACTGTCTCTGCCTGCGTAAGAGTTCCTGAATTGAGTGCAGTTCGAAGCTCCTCAATCCTGCTCTTATAACTGGTCATCTGTTCATTAGACTCATTCAATTCCTGTGCAGAAGACGCCGCTTCTTCTCTGGCCTTCTCTGATGCCTGGGCAAGCTCCGCAATTTTGCTGATCAAGGAGGAAATCGCGAAGGTCACCAATCCAATCAGCATAGTGTTCATGGCCACCTTCAGAGCATTCATGCCAACCGCAGCCGCTTTCGCCTTGATCCCCATTTGTTGGATTCCATCGCCGCTCTTTTTAACGTAAGATGTGAACCCACTCATGGTTGCCTCTCCGCCATTAAGCGTGTTGAGGTAATCATACAGGGCCCGATTGGACTCCTTTGTGCTATTCATGAAGTCGTCCATGCCATCTCCGCCGCTCTTCAGTATGGAATTGTATTTATCAATCGCTCCACCGGCATCAGAGAATGCTCCAACCGACATCCGTACCGCTTCGGCTACTCCAGCACCGCCCTCTCTAGCGGCCTTAAATGTTTCACTGATTTGCTGGAATGATTTTCCAAACACGCCAAGTTGCTGCGCTCCATCTTCTCCGGAAAGCGTGAACGGCGTCAGAATGCTCCCCTGGTCATCTCCTTTTATGCCACGAATTGCAGAGATCGCTCCGGAGATCGTGGCAAGCAGAGATGGAATGGAACCAAGCTTTTCAATGATAGCGGTGAGTCCATCCAAAAATGTTGTGCCAAAACTGACGACGCCCTTGGCAAAATCAGAGTCAATGAAGGCAGCCGACAGTTCTTCGAAAGAAGCTTTGAACTGTTGCACCCGACCCTGAATAGAGTCCAGGTACTTTTCATTCTCTTTCAGGGCAGATCCTTCAGACCCAAGCGCATCCTGGTAAGCCTCTCTCGCCACATCAAAGTTCTTGATCAAGGACATGACGGCGTCACTGTTTCGCTTGCCGCCGATCATTTCCAACAGGGCAGCCTGGTCTACGTCGGTCATCTCATCCCAAGCCTGAGAGATCTCATCCATGATTTGATAAGTAGATTTGAAGGTGCTATCATCAATCATGATATCCACCTTGCCATTGGTCAAGGCCATCACATCTTCACGAAGCTTGGACACACTGTTCGCCATGCCCTCAGTTTCAATTCCAGCCTCCTGGGCCTCCACCTTAGCTGCACGCAGATACATGGAAACAGTTTTCAGCGTAGTACCAACCTTCTGTGGGTCCTGCACCGTAGAGTTCATAGCGGTCACCAGGGCTGCCGACTCTTCAAATGTGTTGTTGGCGGCTGCCAGGCCAGAGGCAGATCTGGTCAATGCCTCGCCCAAACCCTCTGAGGAGATTGCGAAATTGTTCCCTAGCTCATTAAATGCATCCACGATCCGCATGGGATCTCTGCCTTCCAAATCTTCAAAGGCCATCATGGTAGAAATAATACTGTCTGAGGCATCACTGATATTTTCGATGCCGTCGCCGACATTCTTATATACCAGAGCTGCATCGGCCAGGGCAGACGCTTGGTCAATGTCGTATCCAAGCCGAGCAAAATCTGCCGTCGCCGTAATGGTGTCCGTCACTGTCGCGCCGATTTCTCTCGCCCGGTCCGCTGCCCCAGTAAAGAAATGCTCATAGGTAGCATCCGTTTCATCGGTAACTTTCTTCAGCTCGGTCATGGCAGTGTCCAGATTTACCACGTTGGTGATCATGTCCCGTACCGCCATGACGGCGTGTCCAAGGCTGTTGGTGATGATGGACCAGCCACCAAACCGCTGATAGGCATCCATGACGCGGTCGGAGAAAGTTCTGCCTAACTTTCCTGCTTCCGTAAGCTGCTTTTTAAAAGTGGAGAAGTTAGATTGCATCTCATTATATCTGGTGCCAGTTATCCCTGCTTCTCCCATATTGACGATCTCGTCCATATATTTTTGGATTTCTTTGCCTTGGGTGGTTTGGATCGCCTTCGTATTCGATTTCAGGAAACGGTCCATTTGCTGGTACAGAGTGTTGAGTTTTTTGATTGAGACGGCCTGGTCTTCAAAGGTAGCCTTTATTTTTTTACCAGACTCATCCGTATCGTATTGAAGTCTTTTAATTGTATCATCAAATTCTCTAACTTGCTGAATCGCTTGATTAAGTCCTACGAAGTTAAAGTCCTTACCAATATTCTTTAAATTCTGAATACTATTTGTTACATCTTGATACTCTTTGCTCAGCGTATCCATTTTTTTCGCATCAGTAATCCGGTTCTTCCCAACCAGCGCGTCATTATATTTCTTATCCAGCTGGCTCTGCAGCTTATCCAACGCACGAAGCTGAGCCTCAAGTGTTTTCACCGCACTGTCGGTTGAGCTTGAACTGGCAGAACCAACCTGCTTTGCCTCCGACTCTGCTTTCTGCATGGCGATGATCATTTTGTTATATGCCGCAGTCTGTTTCTCAATGTTCGCCACGGCACTTTCATCGACCAACCCACCAGAATTCATCGCACTCTGCGTCTCATGGATCTTGTCTATCAGGCTCTGATACTCCTGCTGAACCTTTGCAACATTGTCTTCCCCGCTGATCGCCGGCTTCTTCCCAGTGAGCGCACTGTCATACAGCGTATTGGCCCGCTTTTCCAATGTGTCCAAAATCTTCTGCTGCGCCGCCAGCTCTTTCGCCGCACTCTGCGCCGATGCGGCGCTAGAACTTTTCGCCACTGCCTCAGTTTCCCGCATCTTGGCGATCATCTCATCATATGCGGCGACCTGCTTTTCTAAATGAACAATCTCACTGTTGTTAACCGGCGTTCCAGCATCCCGGATTTTCCGGATGCTGTCACTCAGTTTCTGGTATTCCTCATTGACTTTGGCAACATTGTCTGCGTTCGTCAGAGAATTCGTTTTGCTGCGCAGCGCATTATCAGTGGAAGAACTCACATTCTTCATGATCCGGTCAAGATCTTTCACTTGGTCCTTCCAGGAAGCTGTAGCGTTCTGTGCCTCACTCAGCCCTTCGGCCACACGGCTACTCATTTCTGCAGTCTGTTCCAGAGTACTGTCCAGACCGCCAGAATCCCCATCAATCTTTACGTCCTTCCCGGCACTGATGTCGCTTACCTCTTCCTTGAGTTGTTTACCCACTTCTGTGATCGGGGCATCCGCATCAATTTTGTTGAGCTTCAGGTTCAACTTAGCCCGATTTAATTCAGACTGCACTTGCTTCGCCATGGAGGTCATCCCGGCCTTGCTGACCTGCATACCCTTTCCGATGCTGATCTTGCCAGCCATGCTAGAGACCTTCTGAGCGATGGAATTCTTCCCCGCCATCTCCGGTTCAACCCTTACCTTAACCGGGGTCTTTGGGACAATGCTTTTCAGAGAATTTAAAAACGAGGCCTTGCTGGCCTCGTCCACTTCAACTCCTACTTTAACTGTAATTCCCTTTGCAAGCGCCTGCAGTTGAGAGATAAAACCTTCTCTATCAACCTCAACATTAGCGGAAACTTTCACGCCAAAATCTGCCATCTTTTCACCTTCCTTTAGAAAAACGGGCAGACTCTAGCTTGCCCGTCAGTTGTTTTATCCAAGCCTGCTTTTCAGCACGCTGACAATCATCTGGTCAACTTCCTTTTGAGCGTTGCCTACGGCTGGCCGGGCAAAGCCGCCTCTCCAGATCCCCATGTTTCCAGATTCCAGCAACGCCAAAAATGAGCCGGCACCACGAGGACTAAAACTATATCCAGGCACTACAGAGGGAGAAGCTGACGCATCGCTGGTTACCAAATACCGCCCTTCCCCTTCTTTCCTGGAATATACGGAGCCCTCTAAAACATGCCGGCGAGAGTAAGTCGTTCCATTGACCCATGCACCTGGCTTGGGTGTGTATGCACCGTAGATGTCTGAGGCGATGTGTTTGCGCAAAATCTCCTCTGCTTTTGGAACAATTTCCGTCTCGATAATTTGGTTGCATTCATTTTTTATAGCTGCTTCCAGCGACGCCCAAGAATCGTAATAGGTCAATCGAATCACCCACTTTCGGTATTGCAAAATGATGTGTTGCATGGTACTATAATAAAAAACATTCCGGAGGCCTCATATGAGAGATTTGAACATTAACGATGTGCCAAAAATTATTCCAGAGATTGAGATTGTGTGTGAGAAATGCCATCACAAGACAAAAATTAAAACAAAAGACCTAATTAAGAAACCTTCTGTCGGCATTAAGTGTTCAAATAAAAACTGCAGCGCCGACATTGAAGTTATCGCAAAAAGAAACTTCGAAAAAATGATTCAAGATCTAAAAAAAGAAGGCATATTCAGGAAATAACCTTTGTCTTAATCTTAAACTTAAACGACCTTATGATATTCTCAATAACCCAATCATCTACCACCTTCACATTGTTCTTTTTTAAATAAGAGATGAACTCATCAACATTTGCAATAGAAACTTCAATTTTAGTAGGAGAACTATCATCCTTCTTCTGGCTGTTAGCTTCCCTCAAAGCATTGTCTTCTTTCACTTTCTGAATCATATCACACCTCTAATATAAAATTACTCTGCAGAACGACCAAAAAGTTCTTCATGTGTAATAGACTTTGACACCATCAGTCTACCATTTTCAATATCTCTTGAAAAATACTCCCCATCAAATCTGGACTTATCTTTATATTCTATTATTGCGTTATCAATATAAATAGTTGCTCTGTATGTATTTTCTCCTGACTTTTTTAAGCTATAGGAGCTTACACCAGTTACACGGGCACCGTTAATATTAAGTGTCTTGTCTTCAAAGTTGTAAGAAATCACATTTTCATTGAAATCCACCTATATCGCCTCCGGAAAAATATTCAAAGTCGCTACGAATGATGCTAGAAAGACGCGTACCAGTAGGTACGCGCCCTGTTCAACAGCAACATTATTTCCTGATACAAGACTCCACGTTGTGCGCTTTGGCACCTCCTCAAAGATGCAGATTGGATGCTAAAAAGGGCGAGCAGAAGATCTGCCGAGCCTTCCATACGGAAGGAAACAAAGAGAGGAGGGATGCCTGATGTCTAAAAAGGCTAAGGTAAAGTTCGAAGTAACAGTGAAATACACTGTGAAGCGTCGTATCATCAAGAAATGACGTCGCACAACTGGGCGGGGCTCTATGAGCCCCGCCTTTCTTTTCATATTGCTGTCTATGAAAAATCCACCTCAATCATACCAGAAATGAAGTTAGACATTTTCAATATAAAAACATTATTGCACACGGAATCGCTTATCGCAATAGAAAATTCTCTTATTCTTCCGTCTTACGCAGCTCCACCACGTTGTCCATCCTACTACCAGAGCCCTCTACTTCAGACTTCTGCGCTGAAAACACTGCTTCTACCAACTTGGCTTCGTCCACACTGCCTGCTCCTGCCAGATTCTGCATCAGAGTAGCAATGTCCTGCCCATCCACGCCTGCAAACATCTGTTCCGCATTGTCTGCAAAGGCCTCCATTCTGACCAATAGTTCATTGACTTTCTCTGTCGCCAAATTGCTCATCTTCCGTGTAGCGTATTTGACTCTGGCCTGAATAGCGTCCAGGATCTCAAAATACTGCACCTGGTTAATCTGATCCACGACCTGATCCACTACCTTCGTATTGTAAATCAAGTCATATTGCTTCTTAACATCTGACGGCAGCGTAAGATTGGTGTAGCTGGTCAAAACGTGTGCCTTGATCGCAAACGGTAGCACCTCCGGCATATATCTCCCGTCTGCCTCATCCACACAGGAGGCCACTACATCTGCTACAAACTGCATAACCTCCTGTAGTGGAATGGTCTTCTGTACCACGACGTCAACACCGTCCGCCCCGTCCAGAGGGATAGTAACCGTCTCCTGACTCATAGTTCCCTTCAGTGCGCTCACTGGGATCTTCTTTTCTTTCTTCGCCATAGTGGCTCCTCCTTTTGCTCTTAAATTGCTTTCTTTTTGACAATCCCTTTCGACGGATCAATCTCCACGGCTTTCACTACATACCATCCAATGCAGATCGCATCTGCCAGATTGTCATTTCCTGTTTCAATGTTGAATACGTCCGACACAAATTGGATGGACATCTGCTTGGACTTTTTCCGGTCTTCACTCCCACGTACTGGCCTGGAATCCATCCCAGCATCATATGACTTGCAGAAATTCTGCCACTGGGATGGAGCCACCAAACCATATAAATAATGGTTCCTCTCACATAAGTTAATCAGAACCCCCTGCAGATGCGCCAACTTCTTTAGTGTGTTGATGTTTGTGCGGAACTGAATGTCCTCAATAAAAACCGCATCCACGTTGTGGTCTTTAATCAGGCCATCCATCAGTTCTTCAATCGCCAAAATGGCCTGGGAATATGTATAGTGGGATGCATCATAAGAAAACACGCCATAGTCTAATAAACGACCGTCCTCGTAGTCAAAAACAGACCAAGCCCCATTCCGTGCCTGGTCGATTGCCAGAATGTTCAAACCATCACCACCTTTTAATTTTAGAAAAGGGGGAGGAAACCCCTCCCCCTTCTTATTCTTCTGCTCCAGAAGTCTCCTCAAACTTCAGTTCTGCCTGTTCGATTGCAACAGGCTCCTCCGTGATAGGTTCCTTCTTGGGAAGTTCCACATGCCGCACTTTCTTGGCGGCCACCTTCTTCCCATGCCGAGCCTCCTCCACCATCTGGAAGTACTTCATTCCGCACTCCGGAGAGCAGGCCACCTCCCGCCAGTTGAAAGCATTCGTTTCCAGACGGGAGCTACGGCAAACGGAATATTCCTTGCCGCAAACACGGCACACTCCTACCTGCTTAGGCATTCAGCATCACCGCCGATCAGGGTTCGTCGGGGGTGTCCTCACCAAACACGGTGTAGGTCCAGAGCACACCGCCCTTACCGCAAGTGCCTGCCAGAGAACGAGCCTCGAAGGCATGGACAGCCTGGTTCTCGCCCATCTCCACATCGAAAGTACCGTTGAAATCGGCGGTAGGGATGTAGAACTGGGTCCGATACACATTGTTGCAGCGGTCCTCAGCAAAAGCGTCGATGTACAGGGATGCCTTCTTGCCATGGACATCGGAGTGGTTCTCAACCACCTGACCCTGAATCTGGCGCTTGTAATACACAACGATTTCAGTGCCATCTTCAATGTCACCCTCAAAGAAGGTCAGCTCCTTGGTTTCAGGGGCATAGGCAAAATTGCCAGTGGCATCCGCAGTGGCATTCTGAGTAAAGGACTTACCCAGAGAACCATCATCGTTATGGACGTACACAGTGCCAATCTCATTGCCTGCAGTGCCGACAGCCTTGTAGGTAGTGGTGGCAGAGTTGCCAGTCACAACGATGTAGTCAGGCCACATAACAGTGGTAGTCTTTTCCTCGAACTCGCTACCAACCTGGGTGGCCAGCAGACCACCGGAAATCAGGCCGTTGTTGCCACTCACGGTAACAGCCTTGTTGCGCTTCAGGGTGTTCAGCAGACGCCCCTGCTTACCAGTGATGTCAGTGGTATCCTCACTGTGAGAAATGGTGGCAGACTGGAGTTCATCCAGCACCCACATAAATGCACCGGTAGTGACATCAAATGCGGTGATAGTCTCCAGGCTGGTAATTGCCAGGTCGCTATAATTCACGCTCATATTTTCTCTCCTCCTATTTTTTATTGATTGGTATCCAGGTTAAATCTTCCTGTGGAAGCTCCTTCGCCTTCACCGTCCCCGCAAATACCCCAATCATCGTGTTGTTAAAGTGAATCTTTCGGATGATCTGGTCTGCACTGGCACGGAATTGGTAAATGGTCAGATCTAAAACATCCTCGTACCCATACTTGAATTCCTCTGTGTTAACCAAAGCAACAATCAGATTCTCCAACTCAGATGATGGCTTCTTTCTGCGGGCGGCACGCTGGAGCTTAATTCTCGCCCTTTCAATCATGTACTTCTTCGCCTCACTGTTACCAGGACGGCGAATCACTTTTTCTAGGTGGTTGATCTTACGAATCGCTTGACAGATCCTGTCGTGGACCCCGCGATCTATAACAATGTTGTCTTCCGAATTGAGAAGAACAACTTGTCCGTTTTCTTCATTGATGGCTGGTGAGAATTTCGACAAATCAAGATCTCCAAACAGAATCCCGGTGTCTGTCGCCTGAAGGGATGGAAATAAAAGAAGGAACAAATCGTATTCAGTTAGCTCCTCAAAGTCGATCCCCATGTCATCCAGGTACACCATAAAGTCATAGGGGGTGGAGATAACACAAGACACAATGGAGTTGTACCGTGCCTCGTCCTCCAGAATTTCCCCTACTGTCGGGATCCTGATGGAAATTTTATCGTTCACAGGATAAGACCTAGCATAAAGCAGGCTCTTACCCATACCGCTTCCGGTTTGCAGGCGGCTTTTTAGATATCCCAGCGCGGTTAAAGTCCCGCGCAGAATAAGTCAGCACCCTGCCCTGGTAGTCGGTAATCGGAGCAAACCGCCCCACCGATGCCAGTTCCAGAGTGCCGAGGCCAAAGTACCTGCTCCCGTTAAGCTCCTTGTCGATTTCTACCGCAAGCTGGTCCGTCCGGACGCCACCTTCCTCCAGACGGAGCTTGCTCTTGTGGGTGAACACCCAAATATACAAAGCCGGGGTGTAAAATGTCTTGTCCTGCACCTCGGCAATGTCTACATCAAAGCAGATAAAGGTCTGCCCTTCCTCTACTGTCTCCGGGATGAACTCAAAGGGGAAAATCTGCGTGTACCGGAGATCATAATTGGGAACCGGAGCCTCTTTGCTGTCTGTGACCAGCCGAACCACCCGTTCATTGCTGCACAGCGTTTTCATCAGCTCATTTTTATAGTCAAAAAATTCGTCCAACAGCATTTAGATCCACCTCTGTTCCTCTTCCACTTTCTCCGGCTCTTTGGCCGCATCCTCCTTAGCATCCTCAACAATCTCCTCCAGGGGCTTGTCCACCTGGATGTCTGACGGCAGTCGCTCTTTCTCCGGCCTCCAGTTGTAGTAGTCCGCAATCCGAAGCTCCTTATTGTCTGCGTCTGTCGAGTTCACCTCGTTGAGGATGAACCGGAAAACTCCTTCTCCGTCAAACACGCTGTAGAGCTTGTTGGGCTTCGTGATCTGATAAGCCAGCACATCGTCGGAGTCCATGTCATCAATCAGAAACCGTTGCCCCCGACGGAGCTTGTTGGTGTCCTTGTCCTTGCCAATGGTCACGGCAATTCTAGCGTCGCCAATGGAAATAATGGACTCCGCCTTCTCACCGATCAGGTACTTGGTGCCGTCCTCCACGATACACCAGCGCTGGATGATACTCCCAGCATCGTCAATCCACTTCAGGATATAGTTGCACCGCTGGATACTCCCTTTCTCATAGACATCACGGTTGGGGTCCACCTCTGTGATCAGCCAGACCGTGTCTGCCCACTTCACGATTCCTCCATGAGGAAGCCGCTCTCCAGGCACAGCAATGATATTCTTGACATTGAATTCCTCCGTGTCAGTAATCACAGCATGGCTTTCCTTGCCTTCAATGGTTACCGACTTATAAGAAATGGAAGCCGCCATCTCCCGGCGTAACCTGGCTTGGAGCCGGTTCAGTGCCTCTCCTCGCCGCTGCTCTGCTTCAGTAATTCCAGCCGCACCAAGACGGGCTTCGTACAATCCCCACACATCCAAGCCGTCACACCTCCGATTCATTCCGGCAATAAAGATCCTGCAGCTTTTTGCAAAGTGAGATAGATTTGAAAACCTCTCTCTTCACGATCCCAACGTCACAGTCTGAGTCAATCAAATACTGAAGGATTGCAATAAGCTTCAGGTAGCGTTCGTCATAGTCTAGGGATTCTATCACTCCCTTTACTCCAATCAGTTCCACCTGTAAGCTGCTCATGAATTCCTTCACGGTTGGCTCTTCGCTCTCTCTCATAGGAAGGATCTTATAAAACTGAGCAACCAACGTGTCCAAGTAGTGGCATAAAAGCTGGTCCGGCAGCTCTGTCCCATACCGCGTCCTCATAGCCACAACTCCGTCAGGTCGCCATGGTTATAGGAGTACTCCTTCATCATATTGGAAAAGTCTCTCTTTACCGTTTTGTAAGCTTCCGTAATCCGGTACAGCAACTCTGCAGGAGAATAGGTCGAAAGATCAGATGTGCTCAGCCGGTTCTCCAAATTTTCTGCCCGGTAAAAATAAGGCCGCATCCATTGCGCCAACATTCCCTCTGAAACGATGTCCGCAATTTCGTCGATGTCCTCCTCTGGAATGTCCACATTGAACTCCCGTACCACATCGTCATAGTCAGTCAGGTCGTACTCGCACAGCCGGTTAAACTGCGCACAGGCCCGCTTCATGTAACCGTCGATCACAGTGTTCCGCTCATAGGGGTCCATTGGGATAAAATCGTACTCTGTCACCTTGCTTAAAAAAGCATTGGTAAAAATGTCGTAGGAGACGCTCATCAGACACCTCCTTTACCGCTCAATCAGTTCCACACCCAGGCAGGATTCCAACGTATTGATGGTCTTAATGGAGTCGATGGCACCCTCATCAATCAGTTGCTTCGCTCGGAACACCACGGATCTTTTCTGCCCCGTAGACAATTCCGAAATCGTCTTCTTGATTTCTTCAGAATCCTTTGTAAATAGCTCATCAAAAGAGTTTGCGTTCAAGGCGTGCTTGTAGTACCGTTCCATGCCAAGCCACTCGACAACAGCAGGGTCATCAAATAGAAACCAGTTATTGATGAAGTAGGCCTTGCTTGCGTTTCTGGCAGCTCTCAGTTCCATCAGCTCCATGTCCTGCTCATCACCGAATTCCTGCCAGACAAATCGCTCCCCGGTACGCTTGCTCTTGTACACCAACACACCATTAAACCCATTCCGCACTGTAACGTAGGAATGAGGGTCCAAGTCTCTCTTTGCCTTGTAGGTGACTTTTGGCTCAGCAGACTTCTCAACCTCCATTGGTTCCTGAACAGAGAGAGTTGCCTCCTGAACAACAGCCTCCTCTGCTTTCTCCTGAGTTGGAGTGTTTTCTGCGGTTGTTTTTCTCACCCGTTTCGTTGTAGTTGCCATTGTTTTCATCCTTTCGTTCTAATGAAAGCGGCAGCCCACAGTACGGGCTGCCGCGTCATAATTGCATATGTTTTAGATGCCTCAGGTCATCTCATACCGACCGATGCCAGCATTACCACCAGCCAGAACGATGCCGAGTCCATATTTCTCACCGTACATGTAAGTTTGGGTGAGGTCCATATTCTGCATAGGATCGCCCATCAGAACGGTAGACTGACCCTCATTGACGAACTTGATGGGACGGTCGTCGCCGGCAATAACGGTCAGCAGGTTGTCAGAGAAGACAAAGTCTGTAGAGTTGTCCTTATGCCGCTGAGGCAGAGCCACAACCGGGGTGCCATAGAACTTGCCGAAATAACCCAGGTTGTAAATGTCGCTCTCAGAATCATTGCCCTGAATGGCAGGAGCCAGGTTCCGAATAGCCTTCTTGGTACCAATGATGGTGGCAGGTCTACCATTGGCAGCGGCTTCCACATGGGAAATCAGATCCAGCAGAGTATCCTCATCGTAGGCACCAGCAGCAGGGAAATAGGTGGTGCCACCGAAATCGTCCGCAGTTGCGGAAATCCACAGGGAATAGATGTCATCCAGAATCTTCTTCTGGAAGGACTCAGACACCTTCTGGATGAACCGGTTGAAATCAACCTGGCCAGAAAGCACACGGTTAAGCTCCTCGTAAATCTTGACCACCTTGAAGCTGGTGGGGATAGAGGTCTCACTCATCCCGCCAAGGCGCTGTCTACGAATGCCCTGGGTGCCATCTGCAGCATCGGCAACAGTAAACAGATTGCTGTCCTCCACATAGAACAGGTTCTTATCGCCGAGGGCGACATTCCGGTACTCCACAAGGGAATTAAAATAATCGGAAGCCTGCAGGCCCTCCACCACAGTGCGGGACAGGATCTCCTCAATTAGAGTAAACAGACCAACGCATTTGCCATCGCGGATATCCTTGTAGTTCAGGATAGTAGAACCGTTATTTGCGGCCACCAGAGCCTGATGCAGTGTGTCCATAGACTCACCGACAGAGTACTTAGTCTGGGTGCCATGATAGGCGTCCACTGCCAGTCTGACAATCTCATTCATTTCTGCCATTGTTCTTCACTCTCCTCTCTCAAATTTTGATTAGCCGCCAACGCCAGCAGCGGCGGCGGCTTCGGTCTTGCCGATCATGATCACATAGTAGGTGTAGCGGCCTGCAATCTCGACGGCCATGCAAGTGCCAAAGCCAGTCCCAGAAGAATCCAGCTTGCCGCCGGTACCCACGCCAACCTCTGCACCAGCAGAGGGGACAGAACCGGACACGAAGCCCTCCTTAGTGACAGAGAACATGTTGCGGCTACGCAGCACATAGCCACGGCAGATGACGCCAGCCTCGTTAATGAACTCGTCCAGGTTCTTCTTGCGCTCGTCATACATGACCTCCACAGAGGCAATCACAACACAGTTATTCAGGTCGCTGTCGGCGGTAGCCAGCACAGCTTTTCTGACCTCTCTCTGACCTTCCTCATAGCCTTTCAGCTCAACAATGGTGCCGTTTTCCACGGCAATGGGAGTCTCTTCATCGGTGTCATAAACCCGGCAAGAGACCAGATCTGCAGCAACATCAGTGCCGGACATCAGATCAGATCTGAACACGCAATAGCTCATTTCCATTCCTCCTATTTTGGGATATAAAAATAGCGAGCGCTTACACGCTCGCTTCTGGTGGGACACTACCCACCAACACTCTTACCGCCCTGGCTTAAACTCCAGGAACAGCCCTCCGTAGGGCTCATCATCGCCGCCATGAGTCTTCTCTACAGGCAGGCGGGGCGGCTTCTTCTTTTGCATTGAGAAGTTCTTCACGCTCATGGTTCGACCTCGGATCGCGTAGCAGGCGTTCTCCAGCTCCTCGATAGTCATGTCGCCGCATTCGGCTTTTAGATTTGTGAACGCCTCCACACCATCCAGATCGGGGAACATGGCAAACACTTCCTGCTCCCGCTCCTCACGGTCCATCTCGATCCGCTCTTCCTTAAATGCCCGTAGCTCATTAAGCTCCTCATCCTGAGTCACAATCTTCTCAGACGCAACCCGGAATTTCTCCTCCAGCTCGCCCTTCTCCTGAGCAAACTGTGCTGAAATCTCAGCCTCCTTCTTCGCAGCAAATACCTTCCCCACCTCATCCAGCGTAAACTGGGAAGTAGGCTCGGCCTCTCCGCCATCGAAGTCCACTACGGAAATGCGCTTCCGTTTCTTGCTGGCAAAGTCAACAGACAAAGTATCGCCATTCACAGAATAGGAAAACCCATACAGGAGCCAGTCCTGGGTGTCATAGCAATACACCTCGCTCTTCTCCATATCGTAGTCGAAATAGCAGTACCGGTTGTGTTCGCCCCATTCTGTAGTGACCTTTTCCTCGCTCAGAGCACGGATTAGCTCCTCCCGAAATTGCTCACCGGATAGGGTAAATTCCTGCTTGCCCTCAGACCCCTTCCGCTTTTCAAGCTCGGCCCGCAGCTCGTCCTCTGTCATGCCCTGAATGTCAAAGTCCAGCTGCTCTTCTGTTACACCAAACTCAGCAAGCATCTCAGCCTTCTTGTCCAATGTCTCTTCTCCTCCTTTCCCAGAGTAATTTTTGATTCTTATGTCAACCCCCTCCGGGGAACTGACCAAAGCAAAACTTTCCTTAAAGTCCTCCATCATTTGCACATACTGCGCCCGGAATTCGTCTGCCTCAAACATCTTGAGACTTGCCGACTCGTAACACGGTTCCGCTGATTCCAAAAGACAAAATGCTAGGAACTCAAAGGCGTCAATAACATACACGCCGTCCTTCATACGACCATCCAGAACTTTGATCTCCATGGATTCGTCGGTCACAACATTGTCCTTGATCTTTTGGTAGGCCTCCTGCCGCTTCCAAATCAGCGCGTCCACACAAAGGTATTCGCGGGACACATTTTTGTCCTCATAAGTTTCCCACCAGTAATTCGCAGACTCTGGAATCACACCAACAGGCTGTGTCAAGTTGACCAGTCTCATCTCTCCGTTTTTTTGGACTACTTCCATGTCGTGACTCCCAATGGCGTCACCCTCCCGGTCATAGTTGCAAACAATGGGGCAATTGTAAATCGTGTGGATGCTGCGCTCAAATGCCTCCTTGGAAATACTGGATCCATTTCGGTTCTTTCCCACATAGGCTACCTTTAGCACGCCAGCGTCAAACGAGCTGTTCACTGTACACAATTGCTCTACAGAAGAACTGTATGTCAGCTTTAGCTGATTTTCCAACTTCATCTTCGCCCCCTAACTTTACACATCAAGAAACGCGGATACCTTACCTCAAAAAGTAAGAACATCAGATAAAATATAGGAGATCCCAGCCTCGCTCACCTCCATCTCAAAGGCGAAATCCATCCACTTGTCGTTGTCGAACACCCAGATGGAATTTCTGTCGTCTCCTTTGATTAAGTGATAGCCGAGCTCCATCATCTTATCCCGGTCCGCCTCTCGCATGACATAAATGAATTTCATGGAAATCCTCCTTATACTCCACCGTCGTCCCCGTCTTCTGTCTCTCTGGAAGCTTCTCCGCTGTCCGTCAGGTCCCCAACATCAGACTGCGGTCGTCCACCTCCATCGTCAGCAGCTGCATTCGAACTCTGCGTAGAAGAACTCAAAAGCGGGATAAAGCGATCCTTCACCTGAAGCACATCGTCCTCCAGGAAGTTCATAGTGTCCATCTCCGCCTGGGACAGCCCCTGGCTTGCACAATAATAGGAGACCATCGGCAATCCATACTGGCAGGCCTTTAGGTACATATCGCCCAGCTCCTTCCGGTTGTATGGGCTGCAGTCCAAAAAAGTAACCTTAAAGTTCTTCCCGTAGGACTGGCTCTGGACGAATCGATTCACCACGCCCTCGATACTCTTGACGATTCCGTAGGTGATTGCCTGGTCCGCCTTGATGGAGAGCAGCAAGGCGTTGCTGCTGGCCTTCTCATTGTTAAACAACAGAGAGGACACACCGGCTGCGGTATACAATTTCTGTTCTGCCGCAGCAATGGTATCAGTGTCCCCCACATTGCTCTTCTCAAAGGAGATCTTATTGATAGGCATCGGGCTCAAAACCGCACCGATCTCCTCTGGCAACACATTGGCCAGGTTGGAATAGAAGTCCCTCGCTTTCTTCTCGTCCATCTCCCATTCCCCATCGGCATTGATACCAAGGGTCATAACCAGGATGGCGTAGTTTTCCAACTCTGTTTTCGTGAGTTTCAGGTTCTTATCTAACATGTTGATGCCTGGCTCGCCAAGCCAGACCAGCGCTTTTGCGCTTCTTTGGCTCTCACCAAAGTACAGACTATATCTTCACCATGCCGCGCTTAGGCGGTTTAGGGGCCCCCACTTCGGGACGCTTGTCCCTACCTGCTCCGCAGTAGTCGTTGAACCTTCCCCTCTTCAGGGCTTGGCTGCTGATCACCCGCATCCATATGATTCTCTCACCATCGCACTCAGGCTTCTCTCATCCTCACGCTGTGGTTCATATGGCTTAGGGGCCTCCCAGCAATTCAAGGGCTGGTTTATGCGCATCGTTTCCAATGTGCCGACCTAATATTTAAGTCTTCCAGATCGTAAATCTCACGAAAAATTCCCGCAAAAGGCGGGATAGAATAGTTCAGTATGTCGTTGTTGCACTTCACGGCAAAGGAGGTCGGGGAATCCAATTCCTGCCACCGTGATCCTGTTCGGTCATTCTGATAAATCGTGTACTTCCTCCGGAACTCTTCTGGATACAGATCCAGATAAGCTGTGTTTACATCGAAGTAGGAGAAATCAAAGCTCACGTTCAGAACATTCCCTTCAATCACCGCGATGTCACAGTAATCGGACGGCAACTGCTGTATGGTCACGTTGTCATTGGTCACCCACATGGTTCCATAGAATGTGTCCTCCCGAAGGCATACCGTCAGAATTTTAGGGAACTGATTTTTGATGTCCATAGCGGACAGCAGATTCAACGTCTGGCGGTACTGCCTGGCCACCGACGTTGCTTTCGCTTTGCTGGTGTCGATCTTGTAGGGCGACACCACATAGGCCAGATCTGTCAGACCCACAAAATATTGTACCAACCTTCGAAAGTGGGAACTGGCTCCATAAATATAGATGGCTGCATTCCGCAGATTCTTCTGGTTGGTGTATGGATTCTGCAAGAAGCTGTTGATGTCGTCCTTCGAATATCGATAAAAGGTAGGTGATGTGTTCGTCCCATTCAGATCCCTGGTGATCAGGCGGCTCAAAACCGCAAACCGCTGTGGCAGCCTAATCACACCATTGGTATCAAAAGTTAGACTGTCCCGTTTGGGATCTTCCTTCACTTCTGTGATTTTCCTTTCCATCAGCCCTCACCTCCTTTACTTGATTTTCGGCGCACGGAATAGGAATATGTTCTTTTGCCCCTCAGATTCTCTCCGCCGCCGTATTTTGCTCTCCAGCTGACAAGCCACCCAGTAGGCATAGCTCAAGCTGGAATACCGGTCCTTTCGAATCCCGTTGCTCCGGAACAGCCGAACCATACCGGCACTTTCTTCATGACGCAGATTGATCAGCTCGTTGATCAGCAGTGTCGTGTTGATATAAGGCATCTGCATGGCAAGCTTCCATTCGGGATCCAAACTTTTATACCCCTTCATAGAACCGAGACTAACCTCCCCGTCGTACTCCGTGTCCAACAGCCGAATCTTCCCAGAGCGAAAGCCATCCCGCAAAAGGATGGCGCACTCTGAATTGAATTTGTCTGTAGCGTTGATGACCCAAAGCGCTTTCTCCGCACCCGGGGTCGTACATCGCGCCGCCCAGTTGGCGTCATTGTAACAGGACAGCGCCGGGTACACCTCCCCCGTCTCCGGGTTGGTAATGTCCCGAATCAGGCAGTCCGCCACACCGATGCCAACACCGCGCACATCGATGACAATGTAGTCGCAGTTGTACACATCATAAAGCTCACGGACCCGCAGCGCCTGGTCTGCTGTGTGTTCGCCTTCGGAAGATTCCGTGTAGACGATGTTGTTAATGTAACGCCCCGTCTTTGTCGGGATCAGTTGGTCCACGAAAATCGCCGAGGCATCGTTTTTATTTCTCCTCGACCCTGCCATCAGAGCTAAGTCAACGGACAAAAGCCGCTTCTCTCCGTTCTGCTTTGGCGGGATCTTTACCTTCTTCGCGTCAGATACCCTGACCGATAAGTCGTCCGGTAGCATGGGATACTTGATTTTCCGGTTCTTCGAAACTGTGTCGAAATCGAAAAAGGTACCTTCCATGTCCCCAAACCAGACACATTCCATCTCCCATCAGCATTTCATGCTATCTACCCCTGCTTTCGCAGTATTTCAAAGGGATTAGACCATATCACGACTGCTACTGCAGCCCCTACCGCTTCCAACGGTGCCTATCTCCGCTGTACTCTACTCGGTTCCTACCTTGTATATAATGTAGCCCTTTCGATGGTCGTTGCACCTTCCGGACATTCGCCCAGCTTGGCACAGGGTTGTCATATGCTCCCGCACTTAGAGTTCCCCTGTTAGCACTGCACCTGCAGCACACCCCGTAGGCATGGGTTCAATAGGTTTAAGGAGCACAGAAATGTTTATGCTCCACTTAGTTTCGTTAACTGCTCTATTGCTCCGGACGCTACCCCGGCCAGGCATACTGCCCCTCTGCCTTTCAGCAGAGCACAGACTATATCATCCCCTGTGACCACAGGGGTCCACTGCTTCGGAATGCCAATCGCTTGCACCCCTACTCCTATTGAAGGATAGTCGTTGAACCTTCCCCTCTTCGGGGCTTGGTTGCTGATTTCCCATTATCCCACCGCTTAGGTTTTAACCATACGGCATCCCTGGATTTCTTTCTGCTTTCGCCGCCATCACGCTTGTCCATCTTTCATGACTACGTTGTGGTACCCAGGGCTTTAGGGGTTTCCAGCAATTCAATGGATATTTTTTCGAACACATTTCTGTGAACGTGGTCTAACATTAAACCAGCTTCCGACATCTCGTCCGCCACTGCCTCGTTGTCCAACAAATTCTCCGCAATGGAGAGCTGGTACGGAAGCCCGCAGACAAAATACCGCTTTGTACTATCCAGCATATTTCTCGCATAGTCCTTGACTTTCTCATAGGACCAATGAGATTTGAAATACCTGTGTTTCAACAGAACGCCACTCCTGCCGGCGCTATGTGCCCTGTGTGTCTCCACACAGTCCAGACTATATCTTCCTCTGCAAAAAAAAAAGCAGAAGCCCACCGCTGTCTCCGCCTGTCGCTTGCGGAGCCCTTAGTCGTTGAACCTTCCCCTCATCAGGACTTGGCTGCTGATTGCCCAATCCACATTGTTTTCCGCCGTCACACTTCGGCCTGTCTCATCCGTATGTTGTGGCCAATATGGCTCTCAGGGGTTCCCAGCAATTCAATGGGTACAACAGATGCCTCACGACACCTGCGGCCTATTTCTAAGCACTGGACAGATAAATTTCTTTGTTACGCTCTTTCAGATGAGCATACTCCTTCTTATGAAGGTACCCCGGCATTCTCGGTGCCGTAAGGAACCGCCGGAGAACGGTATCAATGGTATCCTTACTAACCATACGGAACTCATCCACCAGCAGAATATTTGCTCGGTTACTTCTGGCGGAGTCAGACGCCGTGACCACCTTAATAGATGAGCCATTTTTGAACTCAACGGTGGCAGCCGTTGTAGAAATCAAAATCGTCCCGATCTCATTTCTGAGTAGGGGCGACATCGGCATCAGTTCCATTTTGATTTTTTCCAGAACATTGATACTCTGTCCCCGCGTCCCCGAGGCAATACAGACCTTGGTGCCAGGGTACAGGATACATCGCACGCAGCAAAACACAGCCAGAAGCCATGACTTGCCTTGACCTCTCGCGGCGATGTAACAAAAAAAGTTGGATATGTTCATCATAAAAAGCAGAATCTTCTGGAACAATCGCAGGTTCACATTAAGGTAGTCCTTCGCAAACCTTTGCGGATTGGCCCTGTAATAACCAGCCCACACTTCCACGCCGTCCAGAACATTAGCTTCCCTGGAGCTGATCAAGCGCATCGCCCCCTTCCTCGCTGGTGGCATTCGCCCGATCAAAGATATCCTCGAAGACCTCCTCTTCCTCTTCTCCCTCGTACTCTGGCCGCTCCACGCGGAGGCGTGCCATCTCTTCCTCATAGAGGGTAGCATACTTGTTTTGGATTTTCAGCATCTTACAAAGGTGCCCCAAAAACCAAACGGTGACATACTTGATGATGCCGTCAACATCCTGGAACTCCGGGTCAGGGTCAGAAATGGGGCGGTCGTTTTCGATCTTCCGAATCCAAACTCCAAAAGGTGTGCTCTCAGATACGCCGTCTGCCGCATCCTTCTTCTGGACAGGCTTCAGGTTTGCACTCCCAAGAAGCGTGTTCAAGGTGTTGACATTGCGGTCCACCGCCTTGCCCTCTGCCACATCTCGGTTGATGGTCACCTCCAGCACACAGATCTGTTTGATCACCGCCAACTCACCCAGGTCCATTTCTTCCTCCCGGTTGCCGCACCAGTAATGACGTCTGTGCTCCAGCTCTCGGTAGAACAGCGGATCTAGCCCGCCGCCCCAAAAGTCAATGATGTCCTGGGTGAGGATGAAATCGTCTTCCTCGACGGTCCCGTCCTCATTACCACCTTCTCCAGGTTCGCCCTCTGACTCCTTCTTGACCATATAGGTGCCACCACTCGCTGTCAGACGAGCCGCGAATTCCTCATCAAGGGTGTCGTCGAAGGTCTTGCCGTTGTATTGCTGAAGGTTACTTTTGGTGATATAGGCCGACACACGAGTACCAGCAGAACTTGATTTGACCACGATATCCCAAATTTTCTCATTCCAGTACACATCAAGTTTCATACATACCCGCCGCATGGCTAGCTTTTCATCATGAAGTGCGTCTCGATAGTGCTGAAAAATTTCATCGACACAGGTCTTACAAATCGGAAGATGGCCATCGTTCGCTTTATATAGCGGACTCTGTACCTTTGGAAAATTGGCCTTCCTCGTCCTGAAGTGTCTTGTACATCGACAACAAAAATAGCCGTCCGACCGCTCAACCACCGGCGGCGCTGCCGCCGGCTTTGTACTTCTGATTTTGCTTACCTTCGGCAAACTGCATCACCGCCAATCAGGCTTCCGCGTCCGCTGCGTCCACGTCCTCCCCTTCGAAGTCCATGGTGCCTTCCCGTACAATTCTCTTGAGCTGTTTGCCTGGTAGGAATCGTACCTCCTTGTGAGCAGGAATCCGAATCCGCTCCTTAGTTCTTGGCGAAATGCTCTCTCGCTCACCGATATCCTTTACCGAAAATGTGCCAAACCCACGGAACATCACGGCGTCCCCTTCCGCCAGAATCTCTTCCAACGTATAAATAAAGTCGTCCATAATCAAAGCGGAGTCCTTCTTCGTATAACCCCGCTTTGCAAACGCATTGATAAAGTCCTCTCTCTGTCTTTGCATTGTTTTCCTCCTTAAATTCGTTACTGTCTGAGATCGACATCGTAGTAGCACTGGATCCCCGTATCATCACAGACGCAGACCAGCTGTTCTGGCTGCCCAAAAATTCTGCTCTTGACACACAGGTCATCCATGCCAAGAAAGCTGCCCGCCATCACCGTCTTCACACCCTGAACATTGTCCACCTTATTGTGATGCTTGTGGCCGGACAGAATGGCATACACCGGTTGCTGGGCGAGCGTCACCAAGGATTGTACCTTGGCGGGTGTCGGCTCATAGTCCCCATGTACGCCCAGATAGGTCTTCCCTCTGACATCCAATAGATACATGGTGGTGTCCACCTTGTCGCAGCCACCGATAATGACATTCTCAAAGTCCTGTAGCCGCGCTTCCAAATACCACCCCACTAGGTCGTCCAGACGCTCATCCTTCAGCGCGTCCATCTTCCGATCAAGCCGGGAATGGTTGCCTGCCACGCTGACGTACTGCACCAGACTGAAATGCTTGCTCAGCTCCGCCAGGAATCCAGCAATCAGTTCCGACACGCCCATGATCTGCTCCACCACGTTCTCTTTATTGGTGATGGCCACGCTCTTATGGATTGATCCACTGATGCTGTCCCCGTTGTTCCACACCACACAGCGCTCACTGCCATGTTCCCGTCCAATGCAAATCACACGGTCCAGGTACCGGGCCAACATGTCTCTAAAAATGTCGGAATCATACCTGTTCCAGTAGTTGTCGATGTCAGCGCCATAGTGAATGTCATTGAGACTCACCAACAGGTCATTGCTCCCAGAATATGAGTCCTGCTGAACATATTCCAGTCTTGGCAGCCATCCAGAGGACACGACCTCCCGAATGATTTCATTCAGTTCTTCCTGCCTGGATCTTGCCCGCACCAGTGCATTGTAGGCAACGCGCTCATCACTGAGCTTTTGACGCTCCTTTTCGAGCTCCAACTTTTGGATGGCGAGCTCCTCCATACGGCCATCGCTAGACACGCTCTGGTCCCCAGCAACATCCATCAGCCGCAGAGTGCGCACAGACCCATACATCATTTTCCTGGCCGCGTCGGTGCTGTACTCCCTGCCATAGACGTAGGGTGCCAGCTCCGTGTAGTCAGCGTCCGCCAAAGTGCCATCCAGCAACTTCCCGTAGATCAGCCGCTTGTGGTGCTCCAGTTCTGTTTCCTCCGGGCGCTTGGAGAGATCCGTCATCGACGCACCTCCTTACCACCCCCGCGAAGCTTCTTCAGCAGGCGCATAGCCCCGCCAAGTTCCTCCATGTAATATTTGTGGCGCTTGGACTTCTGCCCAACTGTCCGTCTAATATGGACGTTCGGCATTTCCCGGGCAATGATGTCTTTCTCTTCTTTCGTGATTAGAATCACCAAACTCTTCCTTTCAAAATGAATTGGGACATATATATCCCTCATAATAGGAAAACTGACACCATGCCCGGTAATCCCGTATCTACGCTACGAACAGGGGGCGTCTCAATCAAAGTGCCGTGAAAACGGAACCAATTCTGACGGCAAATTTCTGTCATGATACCGGCAATATTCTGGACTTTTCCCAAAATTTCTCCTTCGATTTTTGCCGATTGCGTTCCTCCCCGCAGTGCTTGCAGTAGCGTTGCGAGTTGTTTTTCTTCGGAACCACCAGTCCACAGGAGGCGCACTCTATGTACTGGTGTCCGTGATACATCAGGTATTGGTTGCCCAGGTTCCTGAAGTCGGTCACCTGCATCACAGGATCCCCATCATCATCCAGGCATAGCACATTGATGTTCACGTTGTCCACCTTCTTGCTGAACCGGATAACCCCAATGTCCCGGAGATCGCTCAACATCAAAGATTGCCTCTTCGTCGAAATCTGAACGTTAGCCATCCGGAAAATCTCCTTGTCCTGCCGGTTCACCCAGTTGTTGTTATTCGCGTTGATCGCATTTCCATATTTCGCCAAACATATCATGGTAAACAGAACCCTGCTTACATTCCGCTTTACAAACGGACGCTGCCTGTTGCTTCCACTGTAGAGCTGCCCCAGCTCTTGCTGGGACAGGCTCTCACACAGTTCCATCTCCTTCTTCGTAATGGGGATGGAATCCAACTCAATCAGAGCATATTTCTTCGCATTCTTGACCTGGTGGGCGATAGTGTTCTCCCACTTAAACACATTGGCTGTCGGGTCACACTTAATGATAAAATCTTCCAGCAGTCTTTGAATCTCCCGGTCTTTGTACCCCTCAGCATGGTAGTACTTTGCCAGGTGCCCAAGGGTCTCATGGGGCAGTTCTCCCATATCGCAGTCCTCAAGAGCCCGTTCCGCAAACTCTCGCTCATTCAGTATGATCTCCATCCTGCTCTCCTTCCCGAATTTTCCAAGTGGTCACAGAGAATCTTTCCCCGCCAAAAACCAAATCCCCATCATCGTCCCTGGTGGGGAAGGCAATCCTTCCTCCATTCCGACGAAGCAGATTTTCAACAACCTCCTCCCCTACAATGTCCCACACAATCTGCTTGGACCCCTCCTTCCGGTAGCACAGGTCTACCAGAATGTCGCATAGCTGCGCACCGTTGGAGCAGATCCTCTCACAGTCACTGCGGAACTCAGATACCATAATGGCCCGATTTTCTACGACATCCCCTTCATCAATCCGTTCCATTTTTGCAACCTGCATGAACTCACGAACTCTCTTGTTGTAGGCCTTCACAACCTTCTCCACCGCAAGGAACTGCTCATGGCTGTATTTTGCTCCGCTTTTCAGAATCGTATAGTCAAAAGGAACGGTGCTCTTCTTGTATTTGGATAGATAATGGTCGAATTCTTCCTCAAACCGCCGGCAGATCCGATTCATCACGCAGTCATGGATCCCAACCGGCATCTTCTCATAGTACCAGAACAGGAACTCCCGTTCTCTTTCTGTGAGAGTACCCCTATCCTTTGAGAGGAGCTCGTCCATGGTGATACGGAATTCCCGCAGGCATTTCTTATCCGTGTTCTTGATGTAGTTTCTATATTGGCTCATCAAGTTTGGATAGATGTAACGCATAAAATACGGCTTCTTGTCAGCCAGAATCCGAAGATTGAACTTCCTCTCCTCCTCATCAGGAAACTCCTCCGCGCTATTGGAGGACCTGTTGTACCAGTATTTTGGCATCGGCTTCGCCACGATGCCTTTTGCTTTGTCGCTTGTAGACTATATCATCACCCTACTGTTGGTAGGGGCACGGCGCTTCCCCTGGTGGAGTTTCGCCACCAAGGTATGGGCTTCATCCTCTCAAGAAAGAGGGTATGCCCTAGTCGTTTGACCTTCCCCGGCGTCTCCGCCAGGGCTCGGCACTGGATCGGCTCCCGCTTCCCCAGTTAGCAGCGGTACTCACCGTCATTTCCTACGGCTGCTGTGCTACCGCCACACCCTGCATGTACAGGTTCACCGTGTTTTGCACCGCCCATTACTGGACGGGGCGACCGACGTCGATCGCGTTTTGCTGGAACAGTTGTCCGCACTTAATCCGGTAATCAAGAACTCTGTATTCCTCACTGTCCTCCGGGAACTGTGCCATCACATCGAACATGGACGTGATCCGGTTCGTGATCTTCCCGATGTCGTCCCCGAAGCTGTTGATGTTTGCCCGAATCATGTCCTCCTCTGTCGGCACACACTTTTGCGCCCGGCGCTGAGCGCACATAATCGCCGGAAGGTCCCTGGTGTTCTCAAGCAGAACCTTGTTATCTGTGGTGAGAACCAGGTCGCCATCTTTCCTTGCTGCCACATGTCACCATGCGGAGTAGACTATCTCATCTCCCGCCGCTTTGGCTAGGGAGCCCGGCACTTCCACCCACGGACTTCCACCGCAGGCGTACCCGGTTCATAGGCTTATCCTCCAGGACTTAGCCCGTATCCGGTAGTCGTTACACCTTCCCAGGCGTTTCCACCCAGGCTTGGCTCGGTGTTGTCTTCAAGGAGAGTTTCACCGATAGCACCGCCCATAGCGGTACACCCCGCATTTACGGGTTCACCGAGTTTTCACTGCGCTGTTTCTAACGCAGGGGACAAAGATTTTATCCGCGCCATTAAGTGCATGGGCCGTGGTGTCCCACGCATTCAACACCGTACACGCCGTCATATATTGGTACCAATGTCTGGCTTCCGCCGTCCCGTTCACAGCCATCCGCCGGATGTTGTTGTGGCAGGACATGGGAGCCCGGAAGCAAACCACTTGCTCCGCTCCACGGTCCAGCCAGTACCGATTGAAGATCTCTCCCGCCTTCAGAACCCCTGTCACTGGTAGCCCAAACATGTTCTGGCAAAGTGCGTAGGGATCCCCGGAGATGATGGAGAAGTTGCCGTGGACTTTCAGTACCCCGATTTTCGCATCGTCAATCCGCTTCCTGATCAGCTCGAAAATCTTCTTCCGAACAAAGTGGTCGTTTAAAAGACTAGGCTCAATCATCAAAGCCTTGCCGAAGTCCGCTTCCATGTATTCAATGTTGTCCACAGTCAGCCCTTTACCCTTCAGGAATAGAACCGCCTTCCGCCAGTCCTGACGAAGGATATCATGGAACTCCTCCACCGTCGGGGCAATCAGCGCCTCGATCTGTTCATCCGTCAGTGAATAGGACTGGATGAACTGGTAGTTCAAGTTCCTTTCGTTTTCCAACTCCTTTGGACACACCTTTGGGATGCTGAACGTGTACCCATTCTCCTGGCAGTTCCGCAGATACTCCTCACAGCTTTGATAGCTGTCCCACAGCTTCACCATCGACGTGGTCAAAACCAACTCTACCTCACCCAGGTCAACCTCATTGCCCCAGGCATCCTTGATGATCCGCGTTCCGGCTACCTTGTCCGCAAACTCCAGGAAGTCAAAGGTGTACACCATCCCCTTCTCCCAGCAAAACCGTGTGTTCATTCCGCAAGCTGTGTAGTCCAGCCCCAAATCCTCTGACCATTTGGCCGCCAGAGAAGGTAGCATCATGCCATAGCCGTCGGATTCGTCCAGCTCCACCTCCGCGTCTTTCACATATTCCATCACGGGGTCCCCGTCTGCCTCATCATTGAGTGAAATCACGTCCGCCAAGAACTTGGTCTCGCAGTCGTTCACCACCGCGATACCGCGCGGCATCCGTACTGGAGCGGACCCACTGCACACCAGCGCCTGATAGGCCTCCAATTTGGCCGGAACCAGCTCTTTGGACTTGTCCCGCCCGTTGTCGATCCACCGCCGGAGCTCAGGGGCTAGGCGCTCACTCACAAACACTATAGTGGAGTTCTTCACTCCACCGTTGGTCCCCAGCAACCGAACATACCGTATCCCGTTAATCGAGAACCCTTTGACTGCCCTCCAGTAATCCTGGGTGCTGTCGATCATCAAATTCATGTAATCAGGCTTAAATAAAATTTCGTCCAGTTTTTCGTATAATTTGCGTATTTTTCTGCGATTTTTTAAAGAATTCGGCTCTTTTTTTAGATTTTTGATCTCTTTTTTTACAGCCTTTGCAGCCGCATCCACGCCCTCAATGCCATTAAGTTCGTCGATGAAGCGCAGAATCTGGCTGTCACCCAGGGAGATCACCTCTTCGTTCCTTCTTGCTTCCGCCAGAGGAAGAGTTAAATTCCACCTGGCCTTCCGCAATCTCCCGCTGTGAATCTTAAAAATGAACCTCTGCTCTGTTAATTGCTTGGACATCCTAGACACCGCCTTAGCAAAAATTGTTCAGTTTGTGTCTCCCCATCATTCCTCCCAAGCATACTCCCACCAGAACTCCAAAAAGGCCTGTCGATCCAGTTCCATCTGGACCGCCACGTCTTCTTCTACTGGGGTGTAGTCATCGCAAGCCTCCTCTCCGGCGCACTGGTCTTCCCAGATGCACCCTTCACAGTCTCTCATCCGCCACTCACCTCCTCCAGCCAGTCGGTGAATAGGCCTCGCATACGGGCACTAGGCACGTACAGCCAAATCTCTTCGCCTTTTCGGATGGCGCTCCGCCAGACCCACTGTACCATCATGGAAAGGGAATACTTGTCCTTATCCATTGTGTAACCAAGGCTTTTAAAATAGGCATATACATCTGGATGTAAATTGAAGTTTATCGGATAAGCCAGGTAGTGACAGTTCGCCCACTCGTTGGTAGCACGCATATTACAGGATAGGAACCGCTTTTTGATATTCTTATCTGCAAAATCCTCCTCATATTCTTTGTAACATGTCCAGAAGAAGTCCCTAGGTCTACACCTGAAATAGTTCTTAAAAACATTTCTAACCTTCTTTGTCACCACACTATATTCTTTTGTCTGTTCTCTCTTGTTTTTCTGATACCACCCAGAAGTCAAAGAATTATCTGCGTCCCCAATCTTGTTATAGACCCTGTTCTCCACTATATGGATCTTATCCTTGAGGTCCAGCGCCACCTTATCAGCCTGATCCTTGGGGCAAAATTCGTACCCACCGTCCTCTGTTTTACGGACACCCAACATATTTGCCTCGTATCCATTTCCTAAAAAATAGTAGTAGGCTGTGCTGCCCTCTACCATGTAGGTCAACATCAGTATTCGCTTGAAGGCCGCCAGAATCCGCAAGGGGAACAGCCACACCACCATCCTACTGTTGCGATACTGCACATTCCCAGACGTCACCAGATCTGTAAACTCAGAGCTGAAAGCCCGGCAAGCAGCCTCCTCCTTCTCGTTGGCGAAAGATACCACGTTCGTTTCTTCGTCTACCAAAAATCCATCATGTAACATAATATAGTTAAATGTCGAAATATCCTTCCGGCTGGCTGTCCTGGTTACATCCACTGCCTCATCTATAATCAAGGTGTAGTTCTGCTCGCTGATCCGCTCCAGGATGTCATCCGTAATCATCGACAGCAATGCATGGGTCCCCGCCGCACTTCGTCCAGAGAAAACCCTGTAGCGCAGATCGTTCATCTTTGCCCCTCTGTGTTCCTCCAAAGCCGTAATGTCTTTCTGCTGACAAGCTCTCTCGATTCTATCCCCCTCCTTGTTGTACGGGGACACAAACAGGATCTTCTCATCTGGCGGACTCTGGTTGATGTACCGGATGGCCGCACTGGTCTTGCCGCCACCCATGATCACGTCGGCGATGTTTACAACCCGGCGATCTTCTGTGCTCTCAACCAGTAAATTTTGGTCCCAATTTTCCATTTTTTACCTCCAAATCCTTCACTTAGTGAAAAAAGTTTCCCTACTATTTTTTTAGAAGGCCCGCAAACCCTTGGGGCTCAAGGGGAAAAAGTAGGGACGCTCTAAGAGTAAGTATATGGTAGCTTCTACAGCTATTGTTTCTTCGGAACTGTATGTCGTTTTTATAGGAACTATTGTTAAGCATATGTTCTATTGTAGTTCTTACTTTTTTGAACATCGTTTCAATAAAAAAAGGCGGGCAGCACCCTTTCATGACAACTCCCGTCGTCATTTCCCAGGTACTGCCCGCCCGACATGCTTCTGTCAAACGTATGTGGTTTTAACCTAACTGCCTGCTACATTGTAGTCGGTGATCGTATTTCACCCAGAAAGGAACTGAAGAAGCATGTCCTTTGACTGCAACGTAGCAATTATGCCTAGCGTATCGTTTACGCTCCATCTTCTATCTGTGGTATGAGCTCTACCGGTACGGTAGAACTGTTTTCCAAGGTCCACAGTGGTCTTTAGCCGTGCCACCTACGTCATGCAGATCAACAACTTACAGTATTATTATACAATATGCAATCAGCGCTGTCAAGAGGCATCTGTGCTACCCTCTACGATAGTACTGTCTACCAAGGCACTACGCCGGCACCGACGCCCTAGGTTCAACTCAAGATAGGCTTTCTCAATTTCCTCCAGAGTGATCCCAATATAATCCAAAGTCTGGGCGGAGGTGCTGTGACCAAACATCTTCTGCAGCAACAACAGCTTCCTGGGATCGTTGCCACTCATCACCATCTGGTGGTAGGCAAAAGTCTTCCGTAAAGTGTGAGTGGCTACGTGTACATCCAATTCCAAAGAATTACATACTTCTTTTAGAATTCTTTCTACAGAGTTGCGGTGGATCGGACGGTTTACATTCTTACCGCAGTTACTCTCACTTCTGAACATGTAATCACTAAGTTTTACCTCTGGCGTATGTTCGAGATACAACGTCACAGCATCCATTACTGCTTCGTTAATGGATATATATCTATTCTTTTTTACTTTTCTGGTATTCTTAGTCTTCTTCTCAAAAATCGGAAACGTGGTCTTGAATCGGTAAGCAGTTTCTCCGCCAGAGGTGGGAACTTCCTCTATCAGATGAGAAAACCGTAACGTTAGTAGATCGCTCACCCGAAGTCCAAAGTTAATTCCTACGATGAACAGCATGTTGTCTCTGTACCGGCCACGTTCTACAAACCAATCGGATATAGCCTCGATCGCCGCCACATCCTTGATCGGCTCACTGGCGTGCTCGTTGACTACCTCGTAACTGGTATCCTCTACTGCCGGCTGTAACACTGCGCCACGCAATACCCTTCTACTCTTGATGGTGGCGGCTCCTGCGAAATCTACTCTGATGATGTCTGCCATGGTACTCGCTCCTTTTGTGCGTTTTTTATTGTTTGATTTATGTACCTATTATATCACTTCCTCCAAAAATGTCAACAAAATCTTTTTCAATTTTTTGTTGATTCCTCATCTTCGCTCTAAGTTGCGTTTTTATATAAAAATGTAAGATATATATTACATTCTCTTTCCTTCTCTGGGTGCTTCTTTTAAAGTTCATTTCCAATAAATTCCCGAAAAAAGTTATTGATTTTCAAGGGTTTTTCGTGTGGCGAGAGGGGTTTGAATGTGGAGGGGCGACTAGGAGAAAAATCGAGCCACGCGCACTGCGAAAATATGGAAAACACCCCCCTACATTGCATAGCGGGAAAATGCAACGTTGACAGCACCGCCGGAATAACTGTCAACCCCTTGTGCCGCAACGGATACCGCCACTGGTACAGCCAGGCCTCGCGTGCGGCCAGAAAAAAATGCTTGACAAGGCACCGCGCTCCATGCTACCATACCCATACAGGGACAACCCCGTCCCACATCAAACCGACAAGGCCACCAGGCCGGAAAGGAAGGAACAAAATGAAACTGAACACTGGAAACCGGGACAACCGCGCCCCCATCACCGCCGACAACCTCATGCAGGCGGCGCGCGCGGCCGCCTATGTCACCGTCAGACGCGCGTACCTGTCTACGCCCCGCAGACTGCGGGACGCCTCCGGCGAGGTTTGCGGCTACGACGGGGCCACCACTGGCGGCACGGATATGATCCGCAGGGTTTACCAGGGTTTTGGGCAGGGTTTGCACGCCGCTGCCGATCGCGCCGATCGGGCTGCCGATGCTATGGACGCCGCCACGACGGACTACGCCGCAGCGCTGGCCGACCTGGTGGACGCCATGGACGGATACACGGACGCGACCGCGACCGATGCGGACGACCTGATACAAACCGCCGCGTTGGCCTTGTGGCAGTCCATCGCACTGGACAGCCCCGACGGACAGACAGCCCCGGAAGGGGCCTTCCTGGCCGCTTGCAGCGCGGTCAACAAGGCCATATACTCGGAGCGGAGCAACACCGGCACCCTTGTCCGCGTCAAGCAGGATGCCGCCGGCAACGTCCTCCGATCGGATGAATACAAGTACACCAGGTTGCCCCACCTGTATGTTGACCACCTGGAGACCGACGACAACGGAGAGCTGACCGCCGACATTGTGGACGTCTCTGACGCCCTGGCGGCCTACCAACGCGGCCAGGGGATGCGGGACGACATCCAGACCGCCCTGGCGGCCCTGGAGGCAAAGGACAGACAAGTCCTGGTGTGGCACGCGCAGGGAGCAACCTACGAGACCATAGCGCGCCGGATGCGCACCACCGTCCCAGCAATCAAAATGAGGGTCAAGCGGGCGCGGGAGAAAGCCCGTGCCGCCCTTGAAAAAAGCATCTGACCACCCACCGCCGCCCCCTTCCCGGGGGCGGCTCTTTTACGTCCAGTTATGAAAGTAAAGAAAATGAAAAAACTTTTAAAAACATGTTACTTTCCCCCGTTTTTTTTCAGTTATAAGTGCGGG